TGCCGGTAGAACTGATCAAAGAGAATTCTGCTATGATTTATTACTCAGACATCATCACTGTTGTTGAACCAAAAGAATCAATGATAAGATACTATGATAAACTTGTTGAACGCACAGTAAATGAGATGGCAGATTCGGACAAGATGCTTGAAGGTTTGTTAGATGAACAAGAGCAAGAAGAAGATGTGCAACATCAAATCATAGAGGAAGTAATTCAAAGCATACACGAAGCGAAGAATAAAAAACTTCATTAATAGGAATTTTTGTTATGTCAAAAGTGGTGACATTTGTTATACCAAGCAGTGCTGCACAAGCATATCAAGCACTTGCTGATAAGTATTCTGCTATTGAACCCCCAACATGGGCATTGCTCTTGGCGAATGCTGTTCGTGTTGAAGGTCATGATCCATGCATTTTAGATTTTGATGCAGACCCATCACCAGACCTAGAGCATTCGGCTCATCGTATCTCTGCTACAAATACTGACATAGCAGTGTTTGTTCTCTACGGGCAAAATCCAAACTCAGGCACCACAATGATGATTGGTGCATCAAGACTAGCAAGACAACTCAAACTCATAAGACCATCAATTAAAATTGTATTCATTGGCTCTCATGCATCTGCATTACCATATGAAGTAATTGGTTTATCATATGTCGATTTTGTTTTCATCAATGAAGGTGTATATGGTCTGCTAGATTTATTACAAACAAATTATGTTGATCATCTAGATAAAGTTCGCGGTCTTGTATATAAGAAACATGGTTTTGCTGCAATAGGTGCACCAGGAGAACTTGTAAAAACAGAAGACATGGATCGTGTGATGCCTGGTTATGCATGGGATTTACTGCCTGGTGGATTCAATAAGTATCGCGCACATTATTGGCATTCAAATTTTCTTGATGAAGGTCGTACACCATTTGCAGCAATCTCTACATCATTAGGATGTTCGTTTGGTTGTAACTTTTGTATGATTAATATTGTGAATCGCACATCTTATGCAAAAGACACAGTATCATCAGACTCACGAGGAATGCGTTTCTGGTCACCTGAGTTAATGCTCAAAGAGTTTGAGTATCTGTGGGAAAGAGGTGTACGCACAGTTCGGTTAACTGATGAGATGTTTTTTCTGAATAAAAAATATTATGTGCCTATTTTACAAGGTCTTGTTGATCGCGGTATGAAGTTTAACTTTTGGGCTTATGCAAGAGTTGATTCTGTACGCAAAGATCAATTGGAATTATTTAAAGAAGCTGGCGTCAATTGGCTTGCATTAGGCATTGAAGCTGGCAATCCACAAGTTCGTTTAGAGATTGATAAAGGTCGATTCAAACAAGTTGACATCCGTGAAGTCGTTCAAGATATCAAAGATGCGGATATTAGTGTTCTTGGAAATTACATGTTTGGTTTTCCAGAAGACACGCAAGAGACAATGCAAGAGACACTTGATCTTGCATTAGAGTTGAATTGTGAACATGCAAATTTCTATGCAGCAATGGCATTACCAGGCAGTCCACTTTACAAAGAAGCAGTCGATAATGGCTGGGAATTACCTCAGACATTCGAGGAGTTTGCTTTCTTTTCCTATGATTGTAAGCCATTACGCACCAAGAGTTTGACTGGTGCGGAAGTATTGAAGTTTCGTGATGATGCATGGAACAAATACTTCACACACAAACCATTTTTAAATCTGGTAGAAAAAAAATTTGGTTTACAATCTAGAAAGAACATCGAAGATATGTCCAAGATTAAATTGAAAAGGAAAATACTAGGTGACTAAAGAAGAACTCAGAGAATTCGAAGAAAAAATGGCAGACCATTTCAATAATGGTCGCATTCGTGCGCCTGTGCATCTATACTATGGCAACGAAAGTGAGATGATTAAATTTTTTAGAAGAGTGCGACAGAACGATTGGGTATTTTGTTCTTGGCGTTCACACTATCAATGTTTACTCAAAGGTGTACCGCAAGATGTTCTTGAGAAAGACATTTTAGAAGGCAAATCTATTTCTCTTTGTTATCCAGAATACAACATTTATTCATCAGCGATTGTTGGAGGAAACATACCTGTTGCTGTAGGTGTTTCAATGGCATTAAAACTAAAAAGAATTGATTCAAGAGTGTATTGTTTTGTTGGTGATATGACTGCTGAATCTGGTATCTTTATGGAAAATTTAAAGTATAGCATGGCAAATCAATTACCGATCACATTCATAGTTGAAGATAACGGCAAGTCTGTTTGCACAGATACTATGAAAACATGGAACATGAAAGAGTCAACGTACAAACATTTAGATGATGAGTACATATACTATTATGAGTATGAAACAAAATATCCACATGCGGGTGCAGGAAAGAGGGTACAATTTTGAAATATTCTGATGAATTGAAAGCAGCAATGAACATGCTTGCGAAAGATTCGCAAGTGATTTTTTTAGGTCAAGCAGTAGAATATCCAGGAACTGCTATGACAAATTCACTACAAGAAGTGTCTAGGAAACAATTACTGGAATTGCCTGTATTTGAAGACACCCAAATGGGCATGACACTTGGATTAGCACTTGCAGGATACATACCAGTCAGCATCTATCCACGTTGGAATTTTTTGATTTGTGCAACGAATCAACTTGTCAATCATGTTGATAAGATTACGATGATGTCTGATTATAAGCCAAGAATTATTATTCGCACAAGCATCGGATCCGAAAGACCCTTACATCCACAACATCAACATGTCGGTGATTACACGGACGCATTCAAACTTATGTGTTCAAATGTCGAAGTCATAAGATTAGAGGAACCAGAAGACATTATACCTGCATATACAAAAGCATATGAACGAAGAGATGGTAAAGCTACCATACTTGTAGAATATGGAGACTATCATAACGAAAAATGATTATATCTAAAACACCATATCGTCTTTCCTTGTTTGGTGGTGGTACTGACTACCCCGCATGGTATAAAAATAAACCTTCAAAAGTAATTTCTGCTGGTATGGCACATTATTGCTATATAAGTTTTAAGAAGTTACCGTCTTACTTCGATTATGTAAATAGAGTTATTTACTCTAAAATAGAAAGTGTATCAGACGTTTCTCAAATAGAACACCCGTCAGTAAGAGAGTGTTTGAAATATTACGGAGTGTCAAATGGAATTTCTATTTCTCATGATGGTGATTTGCCTGCTCGTTCTGGTATTGGATCTAGCTCTTCGTTTACTGTTGGACTAATTCATGCAATCACAAATTATCAGAACAAATTATACACACCATATGGATTAGCTGTTGACGCAATCAATATAGAACAAAACTATATTGGCGAATCTGTTGGAGTACAAGATCAGATTATAGCTGCATATGGTGGCGTTCGTGTTATCGAACTGAACGATAACGACATTGTTGTTCGTGATCTTAAAGTACCACAAAGTTATTTGGACGGTCTAGAAAGTTATATCATGCTAGGATTTTCTGGCATCGATAGACTATCAGACATTCACGCAAAGCAACAAGTTGAAAAAATCAAAGCAGGAAAAAACAATGCATTGCTTGAGGGCATAAGCAATATTGCTGAGTCTGCTTTGACTGCTTTTGAGAACCGAGCGTCATATAAAGAGATTGGTCGTTTGCTCAGAGAACAATGGGTTCTCAAAAGATCATTAACAAACGACATAACATCCGATTACATAGATAACATATACAACAAAGCAATAAACGCTGGCGCGTATGGTGGTAAATTGATGGGTGCTGGTGGTGGTGGTTTCTTTATGTTTATTGCATCACCAGATACGCATGAAAAAATTAAAATAGCATTACCCGAAATTAATGTATGGGTGCCATTTAAGTTTGATTATAATGGCTCACAAATTATCATGGAGTGAAAATGAAGTATCCTTTAATGTCAGACAATATTACTAGAGAAGATTTAGATTTGGTAATAGAACATCTTAAAAAAGATAATCCTAAACTTACAAACGGACCAGAATGTCGTGCTTTTGAAGAAGCATGGAGTAAATGGCTTGGTGTAAAGTATTCCGTGTTTGTCAACTCAGGAGCATCAGCGAATCTACTGTCAATGACGATGTTGAAGATCAAACATCCAGAAGGTGGAGAAGTGATTGTGCCACCATTTACATGGGTTTCTGATATCGCATCTATCCTTCAATGCGGTTTTACGCCTGTGTTTGTTGATATTGATTTAGACACACTTGGCATGAGCGAATATGGTATACTGAATGCCATCACAGATAAAACACGCGCAGTTTTTGTTACATATGCACAAGGATTCGATTGTCTATCTGATAGGGTATTAGAAGTTTTGCGTCATCGTAATATACCTTTAATTGAAGATGTGTGTGAGTCACATGGTGCAACACACAATGGCAAATTGTTAGGTAGTTATGGTTGGATGTCTAACTTCTCTTTCTACTTTGCACATCACATGTCTACCATTGAAGGTGGTATGGTATGTACAGATGATCCTGAAGTATATCATACAGTTCGAATGCTTCGTTCACACGGTATGGTTCGTGAGTGTGGTGATTGGATAATGTCTGAAAAATACAAAGCAGAAAATCCAGAGTTGAATCCAGATTTTATTTTTGCATACCCAGCGTACAATATGCGTAACAATGAAATTGGTGGTATACTTGGTCAAAATCAGTTGAAACATTTGGATGAAAATGTTAAAATAAGAAATGAAAATCTGTTTTACTTCTTATCTAAATTAGATCAGAAAAAATATAAGGTTGATTTTAGATTGATTGGATGCAGCAATTATGCATTCAACATTGTGTTGCAGCCAGAGTATGCAAATAAAGAATTCGTGGATAGACTAATGGGCAAGATGCGCGATGAGGGAATAGAATTCCGTCGCGGTTCAGCAGGTGGTGGTAATCAATTAAGACAGCCTTATCTGAAGGGAATTGTGCCTCAAGATTACTACAAAAAGTTTTTAAATACTGAACACATGCATTTTTATTCATTCTACATTGGTAACTATCCAACTTTGAAGAAAATGGCAATTGATGAAATAACAAATATATTGAATAGGGTGTAATATGAAAATATTAGTGACTGGTGGTGCTGGCTATATTGGCTGCATTTTGACTGAGTATTTGTTGCAGATGAATCACGAAATAACTGTGATTGACAACTTCATGTATAGACAAACAGGATTAAATCATCTTTGTGAAAACAAAAGATTTTCTATTGTGAATGGCGACATTCGCAATCCAAATCATATGACACCTCTACTCAAAGATGCAGATGTAGTTATACCTCTTGCGGCACTTGTTGGTGCGCCTTTGTGTAATAAAGACATTGTTGGTGCTGACACGACAAATAAAGATGCGATGTTTTGGTTATTGAACAGCTTATCAAAAGACCAGCGTATCATTATGCCAACAACTAACTCCGCATATGGCACAGGGGACGAAAATAATTTCTGTACAGAAGAGTCTCCATTACGACCGATGTCGAAATATGCTGTAGATAAAGTGGCAGTAGAACAGCGTTTAATGGAACATGAAAACGCAATTAGCTATCGTCTTGCTACCGTGTTTGGCATGTCACCACGTATGCGTACAGATTTGTTAGTAAATGATTTGACATATCGTGCAGTCAATGATGGATATGTCGTTATCTTTGAAGGACATTTTAAACGAAATTACATTCATGTACGCGATGTTTGTGAAGCGTTTTTACATGCAATTTATCAATTCGATGAAATGAAAGGTAACATTTATAACGTAGGTCTTTCGTCCGCAAACTTGTCTAAATTAGAACTTTGTGATATAATCAAGACACACATTCCTAATTTTACAGTAGTAGAGGGTGATATCAAAAAAGATCCTGATCAACGTAATTACATTGTCTCTAATGAAAAATTAGAGAAGACTGGTTGGGTACCATATTTTACACTAGACGACGGCGTAAAAGAACTCATCAAAGGATACACATACTTAAAGAATAATATTCACGGTAATGTATAATGACAACTGCAAATCATTACGTTAATAACGCAGACTTTCTTGCTGCACTTATCAAGTATAGGGCTGATTGTGAAAAAGCAAAAGAAGATAAGACTCAAGAACCAAAGATACCAGACTACATTGGTGAATGCTTTCTGAAGATTGCAGAACATCTATCACGTAAGCCAAATTTTATCTCATACACATATCGTGATGAAATGATATCAGACGGTGTAGAAAACTGTTTGATGTATTTTCGTAACTTTGATCCAGCAAAGTCTAAAAATCCATTTGCTTACTTTACACAGATAATTTACTATGCATTTCTGCGTAGAATTATGCGTGAAAAGAAACAATTGTATGTCAAGTATAAAGCAACACAACAGTTTGGATTATTAGATGAAGGTGAGATGTTCGAAGATGAAAATGGTAATATGAAACAGTTTGAGTTGTACGATAATATATCAGAGTTTATACACAACTTCGAAGAGAATAAAAAGAATAAGAAAAAGAAAAAAGCAGAAGGTCTAGAACAATTTATTGACGAAGATTTAGAAGATTAATATGAAAATATGTGTGCTTGGTGATACTCACTTCGGTATGAGAGGTGATTCTTTGGATTTTCATAAATACTTGGATAAGTTCTATACGAACACATTCTTTCCATATCTAAAGGATCACAATGTTACAACCGTTGTACAACTTGGTGATCTTTTCGACCGCCGTAAGTTTATTAACTTCAATTCACTCTATCTGTCTCGTAAATATTTCTTTGATAAACTTGCAGAGAACAACATCACATTCATCACGTTCCTTGGTAACCATGATGTATCGTTCAAAAACACCCTACAAGTTAATTCCTCACAGTTACTTTTAGATGGCTATGATAATATTACTGTACTGGATACTTTTAATACAATGCAGTTTGACGGCATTGATATCGATTTGGTACCTTGGATATGTGATGACAATCAAGAAGAAATCTACCAAAAAATAAAAGATTCTAAATCACAAATTGTTTTCGGACATTTTGAGATAGCTGGTTTTGAAATGGATCGTGGCTCAATTTGCCATGAAGGTATTGACAAAGCGATGTTTAACAAGTATGATGTTGTTTTGTCTGGTCACTTCCATCATCGTTCAGATGATGGGCATATTTACTATGTCGGCACACCTACAGAAATGACATGGGCAGATTACAATGATCCACGTGGCTTTGTTATCTTTGATACTCAAACACGCGAACAAGAGTTTGTTCAAAATCCATACAGAATGTTTTACAAGTTGAACTACAATGATGAACATGAACACTTTGCTGAAGGTTATAAATCTTCATTTATGGATTATTCAATCTATGAAGGTTGCTATGTCAAAGTTGTTGTAATCAATAAATTAAATCCATTCTTGTTTGATATGGTAATAGATAATTTGTACAAGGTTGGTGCTGCCGATATTTCCATCGTAGAAGACTTTACCGACATGCCAATTGTTACGGATGACGAGTTGGTAGATCAAGCAGAAGATACGGTAACAATACTATCGAAGTACATTGATAACTTGACATTAAATGTTGACAATGATAAACTGAAAAATCTCATGCGCGAACTTTATGTGGAAGCATTAAACACCCAAATTGAATGATATTATTTAAAACTTTACGTTGGAAAAATTTACTCAGTACAGGCAACTATTTTACAGAACTAAAATTAAATAGTAATGCCAATACATTAGTTGTAGGTACAAATGGTTCTGGTAAATCTACAATGCTAGACGCATTGTGTTTTGCTTTGTTCGGTAAACCATTTCGCAATATTAACAAACCCAATCTCGTAAATTCAATAAACAATCGTGATTGTGTGGTTGAGATTGAATTCGATATTGGCAACAAACAATACAAGATTGTTCGTGGCATTAAACCGAACATCTTTGAGATATATCAAGATTCAGTTTTGCTGAACCAAGATGCGGCTGTAAGAGATTACCAAGACTACTTAGAGAAGTTTATTCTCAAACTAAACTACAAGTCTTTCACGCAGATTGTTATTCTTGGTTCAGCATCCTTTACTCCGTTCATGCAGCTATCTGCTGCTGATCGTCGAGCAATCATTGAAGATTTGTTAGACATTCAAATCTTCTCCACAATGAATAGCCTTGTCAAAGACAGACTTTCAATCAACAAAGACGTAATTGTTGGACAAAAAAACGAAATCGTTGTACTCAATCAACGATATGAGTTGAAGAAGGAACATCAAGACAAACTCAATCAAGATAATGAAGCAAAGGTAAAAGAATATGAGAGTGAGATTCAAAGTAGTAGAGAAACCATTGGCACCTTATCTAATGAAATTGACTTGTTGGGCAAACAAATCGCCACATTGGATGCCATCGTGGCAAAAGCACCTGAAAATGAGAAGAAGATTGCGGCGCTTAGAAAGATTGAATCGCAAATTGAAAGCAAGATATCCAAAGTGGCATCAGATAAACATTTCTATGAACACAATGCTGATTGTCCAACGTGCAGGCAAGCCATTACCCTGGAGTTTAAAGAGGGACAACTTGGGGAAATTTTATCAAAGGAGCAGGAACTTACTGGCGGTCTAACTGAACTCTGTGAAAAAATAGAAACACAACAAAAGATACTAGATGAAATCAGAGCAAGTGAAAAAGTTTTACAAAAAGTTCGTATTGAACTAGCCACAAAACAAACAGGTAAATCTGGTTTAGAATCTGCTATAAAAAAGCTAGAAAAACAAATCCAAGATTTGAAAAAACCTATATATGAAAATACAGATGGTAACGAACTTGAGATTCTACAAAAACAAATTGATGAAGCACATAATATTTTGAAGCAGCTATTAGATGAAAAAACATATTTTGATGTTGCGGCAAGCTTGTTGAAAGACACAGGAATAAAAACAAATATCATCAAACAATATTTGCCTGTAATCAATAAGTTGATCAACAAGTATTTGTCAAGTATGGACTTTTTTGTAAACTTTAATCTTGATGAGTCATTTAAAGAAACAATTAAGTCTAGACATCGTGATGATTTTGGATATCACAATTTTTCAGAAGGTGAGAAACAGCGTATTGATATGGCATTGATGTTGACATGGAGATCGGTAGCTAAATTGAAAAACTCCACGAACACGAATCTTTTAATACTCGATGAGGTGTTTGATTCGTCTTTGGATATTACAGGTACGGAAGAGTTAATGAAGATTCTTCATGCGCTTGATGATGTAAATCTGTTTGTTATCAGCCACAAAGGTGATATACTACAAGATAAATTTGCAAACACAATTAGATTTGATAAGATTAAGAATTTTTCAAGGATAGTGACATGAGTGAAATATTGACAATTGACACCTCTGCTGGCATACAACAAGTTGATCGCATCGATCCGTTGCCAGTTTTTGGTGAAGATCATCCATTGTTGAAACAAAAAATACCTGAATACGCTGGTGGTTTTCCTTCACCAGCACTAGTCAAGTTGTCAAAGCGTTTGAAGATGACGATGAAGTTGTATTCTGGATTAGGACTTTCTGCAAATCAATGCGGCATTTCAGAAAGAATATTTGTAATGGGTACAGAAGAGTTTCAGTTAGTTTGTATTAATCCGAAGGTACTTGAACGTGGAACAGATGAAAGAGGAAAAGAAGGCTGTCTTTCTTTTCCAGGACTATTTTTGAATGTTGAACGACCTGAATGGATTGTCGTTGAATTTACCGATGAAAATGGTACGGTAAATCAAACAAGACTTGAAGGTATTTCTGCACGTTGTTTCTTGCATGAACTTGATCATTTGAATGGAATCAAGTATACTGAATTAGTGAAACCACTTGCGTTGAAAATGGCAAGACAAAAAGCAAACAAGATCGTAAAGAAGATTGTTAGGGGTCAAAAGAATGGAAAATAATCAAGTCAAAGAATCTAGTTCTTATGAAAACTGCATGGAGTTGCTGACTGATGAGTATCAGCCGCCAACTCTTAATCGTTTTTTTGGTGAGAGTGATGAAGAAGATGATCAAGGTGGTGTTGATGTTGACAATGTTGAATGGAAAAAACATTGGACTGGTATGCCAGAGTATGAGCAGAACAATAAGAAAACATATAAAACAATCTATGTACATTTTCGTAACAAAGAAGACTACGAAGATTTTGCGAAACTCATTGAACAAAATCTGAGTGAGAAAACAAAGTCTATTTGGCATCCAAAACTTGAACGTGATCAGAACATGTTGAAAAGATGGATTGAAGAGTGATCGAACGCATTTATATTCCAACGATTCGTCGTGCGAATAAACAATTTACGTTTGAAGATTTACCTAAAGAATTACAACAAAAAGTTGTGATGGTAATCGACTCAAGTGAGCGTTCTCAATACGAGTATCCTTGCGAATATTTGGAATTACCTAAAGAAATTATCGGACAATGGACACAATTGTCTCAAACACGAAAATTTATTCATCATCACGCGGGCAATATTAAGTATGCAATGATCGATGATGATTTGATCGTTTACAAAAGAAATCGTAAATATTTTACGAATGTGTCTGATATGGATAAATCAAAAAGAAAAGCAACCCAAGAAGAGATTCTTAGATTGTTTGAATCAGCATCGACATGGTTAGATGAAGAAGATATAGGAATTGTTGGTTTATCAGATGGCATGGTGCCACCTGCTGCAACAGAATATTCTGATACTAAAGGTGTGTTTGGCTATCTTTTCTTTGATGGCAAAAAACTTTCAAAAGTAATCGAAAAAATGGACACATCTATTCGTGTTGCGGAAGATTTATTATTTCTGTTTGAGTGTTTGTATAACGGCATCAACACCAGAATGTCAAATGAATTTTTATACATTAACAAAAGTGCGTCAGAAGAACTGAAAGGCAAAAGACCTATCTGGGAAGAGATGCAAGATTCATCAACTAAAAGTGTTTTTCAATTAGGAGAACACTACGATGCCCTTCGATACATTCAACAGAAATTTCCAGACGGCATTACAATTTTTGAAGAAGATGGAATCATGAAGAATGTGAAACATTGGAAAAAAGTTTATAGACCATTTACACAATCTAGCTTAGAGAATTTTTTTGTATGACTAATCCAACACATCCAGTTTATATTGTATCTAAAGGTCGTTCAGATTCGATGATTACATCCAAATCATTATCTAGAATGAAAGTACACCATTACATAGTAATTGAACCACAAGATGAAGAGCCTTATGAGAAAGCGTTGGACAAATTTAAAATTCGTGACTACGTTACACTAATCGTAGCACCATTTAGCAATCATGGTGATGGTCCTGGTCGTGCAAGAAACTTTGCATGGGATCATTCTATTTCCATTGGTGCCAAAAAACATTGGGTGCTTGACGATAATATTGCAGACTTTTATCGTCTTCACAAGAATGAACGAATTCGTGTTGAGTCTGGTGTAATTTTCAAAGCGGCAGAAGATTTTATTGATCGATTTGAAAATGTGCCAATCTCTGGCTTTCAGTACAGATTCTTCATTGCACCAAATCAAAGTTATCCACCGTATGTAAAGAACACGCGAATATATTCCACACTACTCATTTCAAATGATTGCAAACATCGTTGGCGTGGTCGTTACAATGAAGACACCGATATCTGTCTGCGTGTATTAAAAGATGGTGATTGTACAATTCAGTTCAATGCATTTCTACAAGGTAAAGCAGCAACACAAACTGTCAAGGGTGGTAATACCGAAGAGTTCTATCACAAAGAAGGTCTAGAGAAAAACTTTTGGACAGAGGGCATCAACTCAGAGGGTACAAGAAACAAATCAGAGATGTTGGTTCGTATGCATCCTGATGTTGCGCGAATGGTGTGGAAGTATAAACGATGGCATCATTATGTTGACTATTCTCCATTCAAGAAAAACGAACTGCGTTACAAAAAAGATATTACTTTGACTAAAGATGTCAACAACTATGGTATGAAATTAGTAACAAATTTTAAAGCTTGACAGTCTTTTTTCTCCATGATATCATTGCTACATGATGATTGATTGGAGAAAAAGATGTCAATTATGCAACAAATCACAACGGACTTGACAAAGCCCGTTCCTTCATATATAATGATTGTTCAATGATGATTGAGGTTATCTAATGAGCAATATTCAAAATCAAAAGTCTGGGCTTGCCAAACTGATGGCAACCGAGAATCTTACTGTTCAACATGCCAAAGTACCTACGGCATCATTCGATCCTAAAAATCGTGTTCTGACTTGTCCTATCTGGGAACAAATGTCTGGTGATCTTTATGACTTACTAATGGGTCATGAAGTTGGTCACGCTTTAGATACACCTGCCGATGGCTGGCATGGTGCTGTTCATGATCGAGGTGTAAACTACAAAGGCTTTTTGAATGTAGTTGAAGATGCACGAATTGAAAAACGCCAAAAGCGCCGTTACCCTGGTTTACGCCGTTCATTTGTGAACGGCTTCAATGAACTCATGGACAAAGACTTTTTCGGTCTGCGTGGTCGTACAGTCAATACACTACCGTTCATTGATCGTTTGAATATTTACACAAAATCTAGTTACTCTTTGCCTGTTGCATTCAATGCAAAAGAACAAGACTTTGTTGATCGGGTTCAAGCTTGTGAAACTTTTGAAGAAGCTTTGAAACTGACCGACGAAATTTGGGACTATTCAAAAGAAGAACAGGCTCAGACTAATACGCCTGAAGATAGTTTCGGGTATGATGAAGATGAAGACGGTGACGATTACGAAACCGAGTCTGGTTCAAATGAAGGTGATGATGAAACAGACGGTGAAGGTAATGAGCCATCTAAATCTACACAAAAGGGTGAAGATGGCGATGAAGAAAAAGAATCGGCATCAAACTCTGATGAAGAATCGGATGAAGATGGTGATGATGAAGATGAAACAAAGAATGATATTAACCGATTCAAAGAATCAGAAAGCGTAAACGAGGATCAAACACCTGAACCTCGGTGTGAGACTGATGAAAACTTTCGTCAGAATGAAGGCAAACTTATTGCAAAACATGCCCGTGAGTATGTGTATGTGAATGTACCAAAACCTAATCTGAAAAAGATTATCACTCCTGCAAAACGTGTGCAACAAATTCTGACTGAAGAATTTACTGAACAATTGCCTACTTACGAACAAATTGCCAGTAATTTGTACAATGATTTTCGTCGTAAAAACGAACGATTCATTTCATTGTTAGCAAAAGAGTTTGAGATGCGTAAAGCGGCTGATAAATTTGCAAAAGCAAAAGTATCATCCACTGGTGACATTGATGTAAGTCGTGTGTTCAAATATCAAATCGATGATGCGATTTTCAAAAAAGTCATGCGTATACCTAAGGGTAAGTCTCACGGCTTGATTCTGTTACTAGATAAGTCTGGCTCAATGTCTGACAATCTATCTGCATCATATGAACAAATTTTGATTCTGGCTACATTCTGTCGCAAAGTAAACATACCGTTTGCTGCATATGGTTTCGGTAATGCTGATCATATTCGTGACAAAGATTTTCCGAATGAGCCGACTCATTATGATATTCATGATAGCAAATCATATGGTTGCTTTACTGAAAACAATCAAGAGATGTCATTATCTTCCGTATACTTGCGTGAGATGATTAACTCAAAAATGAGTAACTCAGAATTTTCAAAAGCAGTAAAAAATATTCTGTGTCTCATGGATGCATGGTCGTGCCGTTACGGTAGTCGTAGTAATTTCTATCGACCACCATCAGATTCATTGTCGAACACACCATTGACTGAGGCAATGATTGCTTGTCAACCACTGATTAATGAATTCAAGACGGTAAACAATCTTGATATTGTAAATCTGTGTGTGGTACACGACGGTGATGCTGATGAGATTAATGCCTTTGTATCGAAAGGTGCTATACAAAATCGAACTTATTTCAGCACAGGTTATCAAAATGTTTTTCTGTGTGATAAGAAAAATAAAGTGCAGCAAGAAGTTCCTGGTGGCGATGATGGTGTACGAATCGCTATCGGTAACTGGTTGACAAAAACAACTGGTGTGAAAATCATTGGCTTTTATCTTGCACCAAAATCTACTCTAAAAAATGCAATGCGCCGTCGTTTGTTCAATTCTGAAATAAACGAACTACGCAAAGAAGAACGAGCAAAATGGTACGAATTGAAAGATGCGTATGCAAAGTATGCCAAAATTTTGCGTAAAGAAAAATTTCTTGAATCAAAAAACCCTGGCTACGAATCTTTCTTTCTTTTGCCTGGCGGTAATGATCTAGATGTTGATGATGAAGACTTTGAAGCACCAGAAAAAATTACCACAGCCTCTTTGACAAAAGCGTTTTCTAAGTTTACGAAAACCCGCCAAGTCAATCGTGTTCTGGTTTCACGTTTCATTGGTATGATAGCAATTTGATAATGCATCGCCACTTGACAGAGTGGCGATATTCTTTTATAATGATAGTTCCTAATGTGATGGAGTTTATATTATGACAAGTCGTGCTAACAAACGCCAAGCTTTTATTGATGCACTTATTGCAACTGGCAAATCTGAAGTTACCCGTGATGATGTTCGTGCCGTTGTAGAGAAGACAGGAATAAACTGGCCACAATGGTTTTTTAAAGAAGAAGCATACAAGCTAAAGCGTGGTGTGTTCCGCGTTCCTGGAGTCTCCAACGCTGCTCCAGCAGCAAATATTAATATGGTTGCTCAAGTAATACCTATGACAAAAACCGATGTCTTGCCTGGCAATCGTATTGCGAATGTGACAACTGATCTTGAACTTGAGAATCTGATTCCTTCTCAATATAGCAACTATGTTCCTTTTGGCAACTTTGAAGATGTGTTGTCAATTGTGAAATCTAATCAGTTCTTTCCTGTGTTTATTACTGGTCAGTCTGGTAACGGTAAAACAATGTCAATCGAACAGGCTTGTGCAAAAGCAAAACGCAAGTTCGTTTGCGTATCAATGACACCAGATACCGACGAGGGTGATCTTCTTGGTAACTATGTTCTAATCAACGGTCAGATGGAATGGCGTGACGGTCCTGTGACTGTAGCAGCCCGTCAGGGTGCTGTTCTCTGTATTGATGAGATCGACTACGGCGCACAAAATCTTTCGTGCTTGCAGCGGGTACTTGAGGGTAAACCATTCTTGCTGAAGAAAAAGAATGAATTGGTAACACCTGCACCTGGCTTTACTGTGTTCGCTACTGCTAACACAAAGGGTAAAGGTTCCGAAGACGGTCGCTATATGTTTACCAACGTATTGAACGAAGCCTTTCTTGAGCGTTTTCCTAACACAATGGAACAAGAATGGCCACCAGTTCGTGTTGAAGAAAAAATTATCGGTAAAGAACTTGATTCAGTCGGTCGCTCTGATGAAGTGTTTGCCAAAAATCTTGTGTCTTGGGCAAATGTAATTCGTAATACTTTTGCTGATGGTGGCTGTGATGAAGTTATTTCAACACGCCGTCTGGTACACATTGTCAAAACATTTGGTATCTACGGCGATAAGAAAAAAGCGATTGACTATTGTTTGAATCGTTTTGATGCTGATACTAAAGCTACCTTCTTCGATTTGTATACCAAAATTGATGCGGGTATTGATCCTTCCGTAAAAGCAGAAAAAACTGCTGTTGAGCCTACCAAAAATACCGAAGAGATTCCATTCTAAGGTAGTCTTTCACATTTACCTAGGGTGTGTGTTGACACACCCTATTTTTTTTTATACAATGATAATTATGTAGAGAAAAGTCGCCTCTACTTAATATTTTCTAGTGCGACTATTTTTTTATGGAGTAAATTGAATGTCTGCGAAACAGAAAATTCTTAACTACCTTTCTAAAGAAGGTCCTTATAACACGTTGACTGTTGCTCAAGCAAAAGCACGTTTCGGTATCAGCAATGTCGGTGCCCGTATTGAAGAACTTCGTGCAGAAGGCCACTGCATCTATACCAACAAGAAAAAACTCGACAACGGTCGTACTATCACATACTACCGTCTAGGTAAGCCAAGCAAAGAAATGGTCGCTATGGCACATGCAGTTCTTGGTGCTCAAGCTTTTGCCTAAAAAAAGCTAAAGAATTGAGTGAGAGCATATATATACTATGTGTTCTCACTTTTTTTCATGGATAAATTATGCAGATACAAGTCAATCTTGAAGAGTTAAGAAAAAACAAATTGTTCGTGGCTACACCAATGTATGGTGGTATGAATCACGGACTCTATATGAAATCGTGTCTTGATCTACAGACCGTGATGATCAAATATGGCATTGAAGTCAAGTTTTCCTTCCTCTTTAACGAATCTCTAATCACAAGAGCAAGAAATTACCTCGTAGATGAATTTCTACGCACAGACTACACACACTTGATGTTCATCGATTCTGATATTCACTTCGATCCGAATGACATCGTAGCATTGATGGCACTAGACAAAGATGTAATTGGTGGACCTTATCCTAAAAAATCAATTAATTGGGGTAACATTGCTGACACAGCAAGACGTAATCCTGATTTAAATCCAAGAGAACTTGAGAATCTAGTTGGAGAATATGTCTTCAATGTGGTAAAAGGGACAGAACAGTTTCAAGTATCTGAACCACTTCAAGTTATGGAAATTGGTACAGGTCACATGATGATCAAACGCCATGTATTTGATAAAATGGCAGAAGCATTTCCACAAATTCGTTACAAACCAGACCATGTTGGTCAAGAACATTTTGATGGATCACGATATATTCATGCATACTTTGATACGGTAATTGATACTGTCAATAGTTATACTGGTGGTGGTTCTGATCGTTATCTATCAGAAGATTATATGTTCTGTCAGATGTGGCGTAAACTTGGTGGACAAGTTTGGTTGTGTCCATGGATGCGTACTCAACACATTGGTACATATGCATTTACTGGTAACATGCCAGCAGTTGCTCAGTATACGGGACGCTTGTGATCAATTACAAGTATAGTGAAGACCGTATTCTTAAAGAAATACAAGAGTATGTTAATAAGACATACGGACAACATTACTCACAAAACAAATTTCAAGCATCAGAATTTATCATGGACAGCGGTCATGGTGAAGGATTTTGTATTGGAAATATTATGAAGTATGCACAGCGTTACGGCAAAAAGAACGGCTATAATCGTGATGACTTGATGAAAGTCGTTCATTATGCTATAATGGCTTTACACAATCATGATTTGACAAGGAAATAAATTATGAAACTTTCTGGTGATACAATTAACATTCTTAAAAACTTTGCGACAATCAATCAAGGTATTCTTTTTAGAAAAGGTAAAACACTTCGTACCGTTTCTTCACGAAAGAATGTAATGGCTGAAGCGGTCATCTCTGAAGAAATTCCAGCAGAGTTTGGTGTATACGATCTTAACAACTTTTTATCTGTACTAACTCTACACAAAGATGAACCTGTGATTGAGTTTGACAATAATGATGTTTTGATTTTTGGTTTAAAAGGTCGCAGCAAAATTAGATATCGCTTCTGTTCGCCTAACTTGATTGTTGCCGCATCAGACAAGCCTATTGCCATGCCAGAATCTGAGATAAATCTTGTGCTTAATCAAGCAGACTTCGATTGGATTATGAGTGCAGCAAATGTATTGTCTTCGACGTATGTTGCGATTGAATCCGATGGAAACAAAGTATTCATCAATGCACTTGATATGACGAATGATGCAGCACACACAGACTCACTTGAAATTGCTGAGGGTAATGGTGACAAGTATACGATGATTTTTAAAGTCGAAAACTTGAAGATGATATCTGGTTCATATGAGGTAAAAGTTTCTTCACAGGGTATTTCAAACTTTAAACATAAAGACCTAAACTTGCAATATTGGATTGCAACGGAAACTGGTTCAAAATATGAGAAAGGTTCAGTATGAGTAAGTTCATTTATTTTACCAATGCAGAACCTACATTTGATGGTGATTCAATTGCTATCAACGTAGATGCAATTACTTCTGTTTTTGAATTGAACAGTCCAAATAAAGATATTAGATCACGGACTGTTCTACAAGGCGTTAATGGCATTGACTGGCAAGTAAAAGAAAATTACTTGGATGTTGTTGCACGATTGAACGCTGACTGATATAATATTACATTATGATTTTTGTGAAAGGTAATTATGAACCATCTACTGTGGGTCGAAAAACATCGACCACGAACGGTATCAGATTGTATTCTTCCAGAAAGATTGAAAACAGTCTTTCAAGAATATGTGAATCAGAAACAGATACCAAATCTGCTTCTATCTGGTGGCGCAGGCGTGGGCAAGACAACAATCGCCAAAGCGATGTGCAACGAAATAGATTGCGATTACATGATAATCAATGGTTCTGATGAATCAGGCATTGATGTATTCAGAAACAAAATTAAAAGTTATGCTTCATCGATGTCATTTTCGGGTGGTCGAAAAGTTATCATCATCGATGAAGCAGACTACCTAAATCCAAACTCAACTCAGCCAGCACTCCGTAACGCAATTGAGGAGTTTGCGTCCAACTGTTCTTTCATCTTTACTTGTAATTACAAAAATCGAATTATTGATCCTTTACATTCACGATGTGCAGTAATCGATTTTAGTTTACAAAATGGTGAAAAAGCGCAAATGGCATCTGCGTTTCTCAAGCGCATTGAGTTTATTCTAGATTCGGAAAAAGTTGACTACGATAAGAAGGTTGTTGCTGAACTTATCAAAAAACATTTTCCAGATTTTCGTCGTGTTATTAATGAACTACAACGCTACTCTCAACTCGGCAAGATTGATGTAGGCATACTCTCTCAGATTGGTGATATTTCCATCACACAGATTGTCAAACATCTGAAAGAAAAAGACTTTACATCCGTCCGTAAATGGGCAGCAACAACTGAAATTGATAACACGACATTCTTTCGCAAACTTTATGATTCGTTATACGATGTCTTAAAGCCTCAGAGTATTCCACAAGTTGTCATTATTCTTGCCGACTATCAGTATAAGCAAGCATTTGTTGCTGATGCTGAAATTAATCTTGTTGCTTGTCTGACAGAAATTATGGCTAATGCGGAGTTCAAATGAAACATAAAGATAAAATTGACATACTAGGAAGAATTGGTGAGAAAATTATTGTAAATTACTTTAATAGTCAAGGTCGTAAAGTTCAAGAATCAATTGATCATTTTGATCGTATGAAAGATATGATTGTTGATGGTAAAATGGTTGAAGTGAAAACTGAACAACCATTTGTTATGAAAAATGCTTTTACATTTAGAGAAAATCAACTACAAAAATGTAGGAATGTGGATGAACTTTATTTTGTGTCCATACCACCTTTGATGAAACGAAATTACAAATGGGGAGGCTGGATTTTTAAAGCAGACCCTAAAAATTTTACCATTTCAGAAAGATACACGACAAAGTTCGGTAATAAAATGATCGTAATTCCGATTGAGCAAGATGCACTTGTTCCTATTCAAAAGCTACATCAAAGTGAAATAGATGAATTAATTAAATATGCAGATTCAAGTTATGCATGAATAATTTACTTTTCAATATTTTTGATTGGATTAAAGATGATTGGAATAGCAATCGTGTTCGCTTTATTGCCGAGCTTATTGCTTGGTTTATTAGCATTGGGTGTAGTCTTACAATGGCACTTACCATACCAAACCCTCCCCTATTGGTTCTTTATCCTATGTGGATTACTGGTTGTATTATCTGTGCCTGGGCTGCTCATAGCAGGAAATCTTTTGGCATGTTTGCTAACTACCTCCTGCTGACATCTATAGATACTTTAGGATTTGTGAGACTTTTGACATGATTAAACTCTTTGACTATGTGAACGCCATCCTACAGAGTAAAAATCAACTCATTGTGGACGAGATCACGGAGAAGAACTATAATCCGTTTCTGACCAACCGAGCCTTATCTTATCACAAAGACTGTGTTCTGTTCGCAAATGAGATGAATTGCCTTCATGGACTTGACAAAAAGATGCAAAATGACTTTTTGCTAAATACTGTCAGGTCTATGAAACGACCTTTTGCGAAGTGGGCAAAGTCGGAAAAAAATGATGATTTGGAATGTATCAAAATAGTCTTTGGACTATCCGACTCTAAAGCACAAGACGCTTTACGCCTTCTGAGTAAAGAACAAATCCAACAAATAAAAGAACAAACCCAGAAGGGTGGATTAGGAAAATGACATGGTGGATATATCTAAGTTTGTTGAAGTCGTTCTTGTAGAAGAGGATGACTTTCTAAAAGTACGCGAAACATTAACACGCATCGGTGTATCGTCAAGAAAAGAGAGGGTTCTGTATCAATCTTGCCACATTTTACATAAACAAGGCAAGTATTATATTGTTCACTTTAAAGAACTTTTTGCACTAGACGGTAAACCATCAACAATTACCGAAAACGATATACAAAGACGAAACGCAATTGCCAATTTACTTGAAGAGTGGGGCTTGATTAAAGTGATTAATCATGATATAATCAAAGATAACATGGCACCAATTCATCAGATTAAGATTATTTCCTTTAAGGAAAAAGACAATTGGGAATTGATTGCCAAGTATAACATAGGTAAAAAGAAAAAAGATTGATGCCAATTTATCATGAACAAAGTGAAAAACAATGTGGTAAAACTGATAAATAAATATACTAAAGAAGAAGTATATACACGGGATTATGATAAGGTAATTAAAGAAGGCAATAATGAGTTCATTCAAGTCTTCAATCAAAATAATCCCAACAGAACTTATCTTGTCAATCGCACAGCATTTGTGATTGTCAAGTAAGTCGTGATGCCTTCGGGGTCACGCAATTTTAACTTGCTTATTCAAGGAGAATAACTATGACATTAACTCGTATTAGTCCTTTACTACATCAAACTCTTGGGTTTGACCGCTTCTTTGATGATATTGAAAAAGTATTGAATATGACACCATCACAACAAAATGGTTCATCATATCCATATCATAATATTATCAAAGTGGATGAAAATCGATACATTGTTGAACTTGCAGTTGCAGGATTTAGCAAAGACGATATTGAAATCACAAGAGAAAAAAATACTCTTGTAATTAAAGGCAGCAAAACTGCTGAAGATATGGGTAATGCACAATATCTGTTCCAAGGTATTGCTGCACGTAACTTCACAAAAACAATTACCATTGCTGATACTATTGAAGTACATAGTTCAGAACTCAAAGATGGTATTTTGCGTGTGGGTCTTATCAATATTATCCCAGAGCATCAAAAGCCAAAACGCATTGAGATTGGTAATGAATTGAAATTCTTTGAGCCTACTCTTCTACAAGAAGAAAAGAAAGCTGCGTAACCAATGGGGGCTTGTCCCCCATTTTTGACCGTTTAGATTATGAAAAGAACCTCAAACTTTAAAATGCCTAAGTCTTTGAAGATCGCATTGATCAACATGGACAAATCACTACGCAAAGAATATAAAGATCGTTCTATTGCTGCCATTCTTGAACCTACCATAGAATTCAAGAAAAAGAAAAGAGAAGAAAAATCTGATGAGTGACATTTTGATGTTAAGTCACTTTCATAGTGATTTTCCTTTTAATCCTCTTTCATCTTGGATAAAAGTGTCACATGCGGGTGATGTTGAATTTCAACAACCTCTGTTAAGTCAAATTTCAATCAACACTTCTTTAGAAGATGATCGAATTCAGACATATCAAAAGTATTATCCTGATATTTCCGAAAAAGATTTTTTGAAAGCAATGGGACAACAGTCAACAGAATATTGGTTGTGGAAACATTGTGAAGCTGATTATATCGGTTGCACGACTTATCGCAGATATCTCATGATCTTCAACAATGAGTCGGAAGATGTTGCTAAAATTGTCTATCCAACTGATTACGAGTTGGTTAACTTTCTTTCATCCGATCTACACAAAGAAAAAGCACTTGAGTATTTGAAAGATTATGATATAATCACTAATGTACGATCCGCTATTCCATGGTCTGTTGAGAGGCAATATCTTGCATCTGAACCTAGAGAATATTGGGATTTATTCATGCAAGGTATTGTTGAGTTGATACCAGAATATAGAAAACATATGCATTGGTTTCAAGGCAGCGTAGTAAACTTTGAAACAACGTATGTCATGCGTAAAGAGTTTTTTAAAAAATACGTTAGCGAATATTTTGCAATAATGGAATATGTCTGGCAGAATACAGACAACACATACCCATCACATGAGTATCTGGTGCAAAACAACAAAGAAGTTGGCTGGTGGAATCCACAAGGTAATCCCTGGCGTTATCCTGGTTTTTTAGGCGAAAGATTCTTTCCGTTTTTTATTTACGCTAACAATATGAATGCGAAATATGTTCCCTTAGTTTTACTCACTTGATTTGAAAAAACTTCGGATGCATTTTTTCGTCGTGTCCTTATATGCGAGTGAGTGCTTACTTCTATGCAGCAAAAATACATTAAAGCCCATATGAAAACAGCAAGTGTTTATGCTGAACTGTCTTCGGCAGTCAGACTACATGTAGGTTGTGTAATCGTCAAAGACAACACAATTATTGGTATTGGTTACAATGGTATGCCATCTGGTTGGGACAACAGTTGTGAAGAACTTGAATATGTATTAAAATCGGAGTGTCCAGAGAATGACGAATGGATGATACGAAACGGTTTTAATGAAACTGCACATGGTTGGTCAAAATTGAAATCCAAACCAGAGGTGCTTCATGCTGAAACAAATGCAATTGCAAAAGTTTCTCGGTCAACAAATTCTAGCGATGGTGCAAGTCTCTTTGTTACCCACGCACCATGCTTAGAATGTGCTAAAATAATACATCAAGCAGGAATCAAGGAGGTCTATTACAAGAACGATTACAGAAGTGATGCAGGAATTAATTTTCTAAAAAAATGTGAAATTCAAGTTATTAAGTGTGACGAGGAGTAATTATGAACAATATCACAAAAGTAGGAAAGCAATTGGCTGAAGCAAATGCCAAACTTCCTAAAGCATACAAGTATGATCTTGTAATGCGTGAGTTCGACAACAAAGTTGAACTAATTGGTCTTGTTGATGACCCAACATACAGCATCGACGACTTTCGCGGTCGTGAGATGTTATTTCCCAAAAAATGGGTAACACTAGAAGTTTTTGAACCAACTAAAGAGGTAATTATATGAACGAAGTAAAATGTTTCACTTTTAAAACACACCAAACTATCATGGGTGAGGTAACTGATGATGGTGATGTCGGCTTCACACTCAAAAATCCAATGCAAGTAGTTGCTGTACCACCACGTTCCGCAAACGATCCAGGTGGTGTTGGTTTTGCACCGTATCTTGCATTTGTTGAAGAGTTTGACAAAGGAATTAATTTCAAGTATGATGATATTTTGACAGTCAACACACCTGTTTCTGATTTACTAGAACAATATCGCAGAATGTTTAGTTCCATTGAAATCGCACCAGCTGGCTTAAAAATTTAATGAGTAAATATTATACGAATGTTTGTGTTCATGGCAATCACATTCTTTTTCGTGGTGTAAACAATGGTCGGAGAGTAAAGAGCAAAGTCAAATACTCTCCGACTTTGTTTTTACAGTCAAACAAACCGTCACAATGGCGTTCATTATTCAATGAGCCATTGGAACCTATGACATTTGATACTATTCGGGAGGCACGTGATTTCGTCAAACGCTATGAAGAAGTTGCAAACTTTAAAATCTACGGTAATTCACGCTATGAATACGCATTCATTGCTGATACTTTTAGAGGCATTGTTGATTGGGACATTTCTCATCTCAGTATTGCTTTCATAGACATTGAAGTTGGCTCAGAGAACGGATTTCCTGATCCATACAGAGCAACTGAACCTATTACTGCAATTGCCATTCATCAATTGAATGGCGGCACTACAGTTTATGGGTATGGTTCTTACGAAAATAATGATGAGAGCGTGACTTATGTTCTTTGTGAAGATGAAATCGATTTGTGTGAACGGTTTCTTGCTGATTGGGCAAGCAATCATCCTGACGTTCTTACTGGTTGGAATATCAAGTTTTTTGATGTTCCTTATATTGTCAATCGTTTCACACGCATTCTAGGCGAAGACGATACAAAGAAACTTTCGCCTTGGGAAGTTTTATCACAGAGAAAAACTACATTTAAGGGCAAAGAACAAACGATCTATGATTTAGTCGGTGTTTCTGTACTGGACTATTTTGAGTTGTATCAATGGTACGCACCTGGTGGTAGAAACATTGAGAACTATCGCCTCGATACAGTTGCAAGCGTTGAACTTGACGAGAGAAAATTATCGTATGATGAATATGACAGTCTACATCAATTGTACAAGTTAGATTATCAAAAGTTTATCGACTATAACATCAAAGATGTGAGATTGGTTCTTAAACTTGAAGATAAGTTGAAGTTGATCGAACTTGCATTAACTCTGGCTTATGATACAAAAACTAATTATGACGATGTTTTTGCACAAACCAGAATGTGGGATGCTCTGATTTACAATTATTTGCTTGATAAAAAAATTGTTGTGCCGCCACGTCGAGTATCGAAGAAAAATGAAGCGTTTGAGGGTGCATACGTTAAAGATCCACAGATCGGATTACACCATTGGGTTGCATCATTTGACTTGAATAGTCTGTACCCACACTTAATCATGCAATACAACATTTCGCCAGAAACACTTGTAGAGACTTCAGAATACACCAATGACATGCGTGATCTTGCAATTAACGCATCCGTTGAAAATCTGCTTAATCGTAAACTAGATACAAGCGTTTTAAAAAATGTGACTATCACACCAAACGGACAATTCTTTCGTACTGATAAACAAGGTTTTCTTCCTGCGATGATGATTGAAATGTATGATGATCGTAAAAAGTTCAAGAAAGAGATGCTGAAAGCACAACAAGAATATGAAAATGAAAAAGATCCAGCAAAACGAAAAGAAATCGAAAAATTAATTGCACGATATAATAATCTACAACTTGCAAAGAAAGTCTCATTGAACTCAGCTTATGGCGCAATGGGTTCTCAGTATTTCAGATTTTATGATTTGCGCCAAGCACTTGCTGTTACACAAGCAGGTCAATTGTCTATTCGTTGGATTGAAAACAAACTTAACGAATATCTGAATAAAGTATTGAAAACTGAGAGAGATTATGTTATTGCTTCAGATACAGATTCGATTTATCTCAATCTTGGTCCATTGGTTGATTCTGTGTATCAACAGAAGCCAGATGCTACGAAAATTATCTCCTTCATGGACAAAATCTGTGAAGAGAAAATTCAACCTTATATTGACGAAAGTTATCAGAAGCTTGCTGAATATGTTCACGCATTCGATCAAAAAATGCAAATGAAGCGTGAAGGTCTTTCTGATAAAGGTATTTGGACTGCGAAGAAAAGATACATTTTGAATGTATACAACAATGAAGGTGTGCAATATGCCAAACCAAAGCTCAAAGTCATGGGTCTAGAAATGGTCAAGTCATCAACACCTGTTGTTGTTCGTGATAAAATGTATAAACTTGTTGATCTGATTGTGAATACCGATGAAGAGACTGTACAGAAGTTTGTGGCTGATTTCCGAGAAGAATTTCGTAGATTGCCTGTTGAAGATATTTCTTTTCCACGAGGCTGTAATGGCTTGAAAGAATATGCGGATTCTGTTACAATATACAAGAAGGGTACACCGATTCATGTAAAAGGTGCAATTCTATATAATCACTTTCTCAAGCAACACAATTTGACAAACAAGTATCCTTCAATAAAAGAAGGTGAGAAACTGAAGTTTACTTATCTCAAGACACCAAATCCGTTCAGAGATATGGTAGTTTCATTTCCAACTAGATTGCCGAAAGAATTTGAATTACAGAAATACATTGACTATGAAACACAATTTGAAAAAACTTTTCTTGAACCAATTAAATTAATTCTTGATTGTATCGATTGGAAAACAGAAAAGCAATCCACATTAGAGAGTTTCTTTTCATGAAAAATATACGAGTCATTAAAACTGGAATTAATGTTTCTAAGATAGTTAAACAGTTAAATGAAAATCCTGGAGACTGGAACTATCAACAGAAACTTCCTGAAAGTAAAGTTTTAGATCCGCATGTTTACATTAGTGAAGCTGCGGTTCTTCAGCTTGTTATCGGCACAATAGAAAATCCTGATGAATATGTTTTTGACGCGGAAGGATGCATGCCAGCACCAGCCTATTACAGACACACGGCTGCTGTTGCCTTCTTAAAAAGACACTTCAAAGATTTTAAACGCGCAGGATTTCTTGCGTTGCCTCCAGGTGGTGTGACTGGAAAACATATTGACTTTGGAAACTATTATTTGACCAAAGATAGATATCATCTATCAATTCAAGGTACATATGAATACAATGTAGAAGATGAATCAATTATTGTTGAGCCGGGCACATTGTTTTGGTTTGATAATAAGAAAGAACATTCAGCGAAAAATATAGGAAACGTGGATAGAATCACATTAGTATTTGATGTGCCACATTCTAAAGACAATCCATGATACATGTAATACTGCCATTTATAACTGCACTTGCGCTGTCTGGTATTGCAGCGTATTACTCAGTTATTGGTCTTGCACAAATCTTTCCCGGTTCATACTGGCCAATTATTATCATGGGCACAGTATTAGAAGCAGCAAAACTGGTAACTGTATCATGGGTGTATAATCATTGGAAAACAACATTCTCTGCACTCAAACTTTATTTTCTGATTGCAGTCGTGTTGTTGATGGGTATTACATCGATGGGCATATTTGGTTATCTGTCAAAAGCACACATTGAACATTCAAGCACAATAGCACCACAAGCGGCAAAGGTAGAAATCTATGATGAAAAGATCAAAGTTATTCAATCGCAAATTGAGAGGAACAACAAAAACCTTAGTCAGTATGATGAGGCTGTCGATCAAATTATGGGCCGCTCGAAAGATGAGAAAGGTGCCGAGAGGGCGAACCAAGTTCGTAAAGCCCAACAGAAAGACCGTGAGAGAATCATTGCTGAGACTAAGAGGCTTCAAAAAGAGATACAGACACTCACAGAGGAAAAGCTCCCTTTATCCTTGGAAGTTAAAAAGGCTGAATCGGATTTGGGACCTATAAAATATGTGGCTGAAGTTGTTTATGGTACACATGATCGTGACTTGATAGACAAAGCAGTTAGACTGGTAATCTTTATCATTATCATTGTATTTGACCCACTGGCTGTGTTATTATTGATAGCAGCAAATCAGACATATAAACGACACAAAGAGAATGATACCGAAAAACAAGTCATCAAAAAGAAAAAGAATGATATTGTAAAAAGTAAATGGACAGCACCGAGTAGAAGTTTGGAATCGTTCTTTGTAGACGATAAGCATGAAGTAATACCTAAAGACAAAATTGCAGATATTGGAGAAATGAATGAGCGTACTTGATAAATTAAAAAAAGCTTCAACGATTAAAGACAGTTCAATACTTTCTAAGTCAAAGTTTTTTACCGAAAAAGATATGATACAAACGGATGTACCAATGATAAATGTGGCACTTTCTGGTTCACTTGATGGTGGTATCACACCAGGTCTGACGATGTTCGCTGGTCCATCAAAGCACTTTAAGACTGCGTTTGCCTTATTGATGGCATCTGCATACATGAAAAAATATCCTGATGCTGCTGTTCTATTCTACGATTCTGAATTTGGCACACCACAAAAATATTTTGAAACATTTAACATCAATATGGACAATGTACTACATACACCTATTACTGATGTTGAACAGTTGAAACATGATATCATGAGTCAGTTACAAAATGTTGAGAAAGGTGATCGTGTTATCATCGTACTTGATTCAATTGGTAATCTAGCATCAAAGAAAGAAGTTGAAGATGCGATTGAAGGTAAGTCTGTTGCTGATATGTCACGCGCAAAACAGATCAAGAGTTTGTTCCGAATGATTACACCACACCTGACACTCAAAGATATACCGATGGTTGTTGTGAATCACACATATAAAGAAATTGGTATGTTCCCTAAAGACATCGTTGGCGGCGGTACAGGTTCTTATTACTCAGCAGACACAATCTGGATTCTCGGTCGTCAACAAGAAAAAACCGGCACAGAGTTGACTGGTTATAACTTTATCATCAATGTAGAAAAATCAAGATATGTCCGTGAAAAATCTAAAATACCTGTTACTGTATCTTTTGATGGTGGCATCAATAAGTGGTCTGGTCTATTGGATATTGCACTCGAAAGCAATTTCGTAACAAAACCAAGCAACGGTTGGTATGCTAAAGTTGATCAAGAAACTGGTGAAGTGTTAGATAAAAAACGATTTGATGATACTCAAACTGAAGAATTCTGGAAAGACATTCTTGCGGATGAAAGATTCAGAGAGTTCGTAAGGAAAAAATATGAAATCACTTATAGCTCCATTATGGGAGAAGATGTCGTTTTGGAACAAGAAGATGAAGAAGCCTCAGCATGAGATTGATTATGTCCTTATAGATTCTGATGATAAGACAAAAACTGGCATCGGAATCAAAACAGGTAAATTTGCTGGAGTATTATACCACTACGGAAAAGCAAGAATTACTGAAGAAGAAACTCACGCTAAGATGAGTTTCAGCTACACAATCATTTCTTCACCCGTAATACCTATCAACGAACTCATACAGAGCGAAGAATTTCATACGTTGATAGGAGATATTTTAACAGAAATTTTAATGAGTCAGGCAAGGGCAAATGAAGAGATTAGAATCAATAATACTGAAGAATTTGATATTTAATGAAGACTATGCCAGAAAAATACTTCCATTCATAAAAACAGAATATTTCACAGACAGTACAGAAAAAAACCTGTTTGAAGAAATCGATACGCATATTCATCAATTCAAACATCTTCCTACCTACGAATCACTTGTAATTAATTTTACAGAATCTAAGAATCTGACAGATGATCAGGTTCGAAGTGCTGTTCAAATGATTCGTGAAATCAACGCCGACAAAGAAGAACCCACAGATACAGAGTGGCTCATCAAACAAACTGAAAAGTTTTGTCAAGATAGAGCAATCTACAATGCTATCATGAAATCTGTCAAAATTCTTGATGACAAGAATCATAAAGAAGACAAGGGCATGATACCAAAACTATTGAGTGATGCACTTGGTGTGTCGTTCGATAGGTCTGTTGGTCATGATTATATTGATGATTCTGATACTCGGTTTGATTTTTATCACAGACACGAAACAAAAATACCTTTCGATCTAGACTTGTTCAACAAGATTACAAAAGGTGGTTTGCCAAAGAAGACTTTGAATATCGCACTTGCTGGTACGGGTGTTGGTAAATCTTTGTTTATGTGTCATGTTGCAGGTTCTTGTTTATCTCAAGGTCTGAATGTTTTGTATATCACAATGGAAATGGCAGAAGAGAGAATTGCTGAACGTATTGATGCAAATTTACTGAACATTGACATTGCCGATCTAAATGCAATTTCAAAGCAAGATTATGACCGAAAGTTTTCCGCACTCAAAGTCAACACACAGGGTAAGCTTATCATCAAAGAATATCCTACCGCAGCAGCATCAGCATTGCATTTTCGCGCATTGTTAAATGAATTGCAACTTAAAAAGAGTTTTCAACCCGACATCATTTTCATTGACTATCTTAATATTTGTGCAAGTGCTAGAATCAAGCCTGGTGCTAACGTAAATAGTTATTCTTATATTAAGGCTATTGCAGAAGAACTGAGGGGTCTGGCCGTTGAGTTTGATGTACCGATAGTATCTGCCACTCAGACTACCCGAAGCGGCTTCACCTCCAGCGATCCTGGGCTTGAGGATACGTCAGAATCATTTGGTCTTCCAGCTACAGCAGACTTTATGTTTGCTCTGATAAGTACCGAAGAGTTGCAACAATTGAATCAGATAATGATTAAGCAACTAAAGAACAGATACAATGATCCTAGCTATTTCAAACGATTTGTGGTAGGTATTGACAGAGCCAAGATGAAACTGTATGATGTAGAACAGTCAGCACAAGATGATCTGGTAGACTCAGGACAAAGTTATCAGGATGATAAGCCACTCAATACATTCGGTGATCGTGAGCGTCAATCTGGAACGAAAAACAAGTTCGGAGGCTTTAAAGTATAAATACTCTAATAAACTGGAGGATTTATGGCGGCACAACAAGGCTTTTTATATGAAAAAAATGCAGCAATGGAACTGAAAAAATTTGGTCTTGTTCCTAAGTCTTTTGTTCCAGCAGGAGCAGGACATGATCAACCAGATTTGATGTTAGAATACAAAAAGAAAAAGGCAGGTTGTGAATTAAAAATTACAGCAGCATCAGCAGGTTCTCTTGTCATGAAATATGATAGAGAAGATAAAAAAAATCCTTGGAAATTTGGCGACATCAAAAAAGATGACGATGAAAAATTGTTCATTAAAGATTTAGCATATGAAGTAGGATTATTTGACATTATCAGTAAACAATGGAAACAAGTCCCATATAAAAGGGAAAAAGACGATAAGTGGGAAGCAACTGCAGGTAAATTAACACCACAACAACGATATGAACGTGACCGTGATACATTCAAAGATATTCGTGGAGAAATACCTGCATCAAAAATTGAACAGTATTATAACAAAAAAGACACCTATTATGTAAATGTTGGAACACATGGTTTTTATTTGATGGGTTCAAAAAATCCATTGAAACTTGCAGATGTGCCGATGTTTGGTAAATCCGCAAAAGCAAGTTACAGAGCAAGAGTTCAATATAAAGGAAGTGGTAATTATCAATTTACGTTTGAAATGCAATTTTCAATTCCCGCAAATAGAAAATCTCCATACAATATTGCTCCCGTAAATGGCAAAAATGTTACAATAATAAAAAAAGACCTCAATCTAAGTTGTTTTCCCGAACTATGAAATTCATGGATTATCTAAGAGAAAGTAAAGAAGGAAAGAATGTTCATTTGGAACATTTGGAAGATAATGTACTGAACGCTGGCGTATCTGGTGCGCGTGAAGCAATTGAGTTTCTCCGTTCTTTGCGTAATATGCTTGCTGGTCATACTGGCTCAAAAATAAATGTGACCACAAAATGGGATGGCGCACCTGCTATCTTTGCTGGCACAAATCCAGAGAATGGTAAATTTTTTGTTGGTACTAAATCAGTATTTGCAAAAAATGCAAAATTGAATTATACTGACGAAGACATCGATGAAAATCATCCGAGTGGTGGTTTGAATGAAAAACTCAAACTTGCCCTAGCGTTCTTGCCTAAGTTGGGCATCAAAGGTGTGCTACAAGGCGACATGATGTTTTCAAAAGGAGATATTCAAACCGAAACAATTGAGGGTGAAGATTATATTACATTTCAACCAAATACAATCGTGTATGCTGTGCCAACCAAATCAAAGTTAGCACAAACGATGCTTACTGCACAAATTGGTGTTGTGTTTCACACATCGTATTCGGGTAAAACATTAGAAACGATGAAAGCATCATTTAATATTGATATCGGACATTTGAAGCCAACAAAAGACGTTTGGTTTCGTGATGCTGCGTTTACTGACGCATCTGGTTCAGCAACATTCACACAAGAAGAAACAGCAGCAATTACATCAATTTTGTCTAACGCGGGTCGTGTGTTTCAATCGATACCTGCATTGACATTAAATCGTATTGCTGCGTCGGATGTTTTCTTGACACAAATCAAAACATTCAATAACACAAAAGTTCGTGAAGGCAAAAAGATTGCTGACACAAGAGTTCACACACAAGAACTCATCAATTATGTTGAGGCAAAGCTAAACAAAGAAATACTAGCAGCAAAGAAAGATGACACAAAACAGAAACGCATCAAAGAGAAAAATGAAGTGATGCGTTTTTATCGGTCAAATGCCATTCAGTTGAAACAAATATTTGATTTGATGAATCTGATTGTCGATGCAAAGTTGATGATCATTCGTAAGTTGGAAACAATTAAAAACATAGGCACATTTGTTCGTACAGAAGATGGATTCAAGATTACGGCACCAGAAGGATTCGTCGCAGTTGATCATGTAGGCAAAGCGTTGAAACTAGTAGATAGACTAGAATTCAGTCACAAGAATTTTACAGCACAAAAGGCATGGGACAAATAATGGAATACGATATTAATAAAATTTTAGCAGAATATGCAGACGATGATTTTGGTTTTAGTACCGTAGATGAGGTAGAATATCAAGCAGTCATTGCAGAGAAAGATGAAACTGTTGAAGAATACAAAGCACGACTTCAGCAAGTAGAAAAAATTATCATGCCATTTTTGACGAATCTGTATAAAACTGCAAGTCAACCATACATTCATTGGCCAAATCGTGGACCAATCATTGAAAAACAAATGCAAAAAATTCTGACATTGACGAGGGGATAATGATTACGATATCAGCTTCAGCACTAAAGAAAATCAAATCAATCATCAACGAAGAAAGTCCTGATCTAAAATTGAGGGTGTTCGTTCAGGGCGGTGGTTGTTCTGGATTTCAATATGGATTTACATTAGAAGAATTGCCTGCGGCAGACGATGACTTTACTTTTGAAAAAGATGGTGTTGGTGTTGTTGTTGACAGTATGAGTATGCAATATATGAATGAAGCTGAAATTGATTATAAAGAAGATTTGATGGGCGCATCATTCACAATCAAAAATCCAAATGTAACTGCAACGTGTGGTTGTGGTTCATCATTCACGATATGAGAACTTTCAAAGACTTTTTAAAGGCAAACAAAGATCAAAGACAGGAGTTTGTGTCTAAAGCTGGTGCTGGAGAATGGGGAAGACCAGAACTGACTACTAAATATCTTGATGATACGCCTGGTCAGAGTCAACAACAATATAAAAAATACACAGGAAACTGGGCAACGACGGACATAAAATAAATTACTGGAGATATTATGAAGGACTGTATTGTGGGTTGTTCGACCAATTATGACTGGTCGAAACTAAAATATTGGGTAAATTCAATCAACGCATCAGGCTTTGAAGGCGACAAAGTTCTGATTCTAATGAACTGCGACAAAGAGACTACAGAAAAAGTAACTGACGCAGGCTTTTCAATTATAGCATTTAATCAAGATGCTGAAGGCAATCTTTTGTATGAATCAAATGTAATGGTTCATGTGGAAAGATTTATTCACATCAACAGACTTCTAGCACAAAATGATTACCGTTATGTAATCACAACAGACGTTAGAGATGTAATTTTCCAAAAGAATCCTATCACTTGGATTGAAGAGAATCTTCACGAAAATGAAGATTTAATTTTTTCTTCAGAAAGTATAAAATATAAAGATGAACCATGGGGTCGTGAAAACATATCACAATGCTATGGACTAGGAATTTATGAGCAGTATAAAAATAATACAATTTTCAATGTCGGTGTGATTGCTGGTCGTGGTCATGCGATGAGAGACTTAGCTTTACAAATTTTTCTAAACAGCATTAATCGACCGATTCCAATCGTGGATCAAGCTGTGTTTAACGTGATGATTTCAAGACATCCATATTTGAAGAATTCTTTATACACTAAATCGGAAGATGGATGGGCGTGTCAATTGGGCACAACCGCTGATCCAAGCAAAGTTCATTTATTCAGACCCGATCTTTTAGAACCATCACCAAAATTAGAGAACGATAAAGTTGTAACTTCAACAGGAATAGAGTATACTATTGTACATCAGTATGATCGTGTGCCAGAGTGGCGTAACGTGATAGAGGCAAAATATGACAAATAAAATTAAAGAATTATTCTGGGAACTTGGAAAGCAGTCCACTAAATGGTCAGGTTATTTTGATGTATATGAGAGACATCTTAGTAAATTTGTAGGCAAAAAGCCAAGAATCTTAGAGATTGGTATTCTTGGTGGTGGCTCAATAGAGTTGTGGTTAAAATATTTTGGTGAAGGCACAAGTGTTGTAGGACTAGATATTGAGCCTAAATCTTTAGAACACAAATATGATGGAAATGTAATAATCGTTATTGGTGATCAAAGTGATCCAGTTTTTTGGGATCAGTTTCTTCCTACACAAGAAAAATTTGACATTGTAATTGATGATGGTTCTCATATTATGAATCATCAAATTCTCACATCAAATAAAATATTTCCACACATAAAAGAAGGTGGTGTTTTTATCTGTGAGGATACACATACAAGTTATTGGCCACACCATTGGGGCGGATCATTCAGAGGTGCTGGAACTTTCATTGAACACTCAAAGCGTGTTACTGATATTGTCAATCATCAACATTTTCAAGGTTCACCTATCTCAAATGAAGCACTAGAGGTGTATAAAAATCTTTACTCAGTATCATTCTATAATAGTATGGTCGTTATGGAAAAAGAAGAATTGAAGCCGTTTGGTATTACTGATAACAAAGCAAACATTGGACGTGATCTATGAGAATAGCATTGTGTATTTCTGGTCAACCACGAATGTGGGAAAAAGGATTTGAGTATCATTATAAAAATATTATCAGCGGAAATGATGTAACGGTATTTTTACATTCTTGGGAAATGCCAGGAACACAAATCCATGAGATATCTGAAAAATATGGTGCTTATAGTTTTGTAACATCACCTAATCCAACAGTTGATTTATCAAAATATAAAAACACTCCAGCGCCATCGATAAACTGGAAAGTAAAAGATGGCCGCATGTCAACGTATGCACAGTTATATGCTATCAAAGAGTGTATGCAGAGTAAATGTGAATATGAAAAATACACAAATATGAAATTTGATTGGGTTGTTCGTTCACGTTTTGATTTTGCTGTTAATATTCGCATACCGTTCGACACTTTAAATCCTAACAAATTATACGTACCGAATTGTCGTGTGACACCGAATCGTGATTTTGGTAATGATCAATTTGCGTTTTCTTCTTCCGAAAACATGGACAAGTATGCAGATGCATATAATCATATTGATGAGTTCTATAATTGTGGTGTGCCTTATATGATGGAAGATTTCATGAGTGCTAATTGGAAATTACATGGTCTTGTTGGTAAAAATCTTGTATATTGTGACTTTAATCATCCGTTTCCACCAGGACCATACAACAGCACATGGCATTCATTACTCAGAGAAGACTTTGAAGAGTGGCTAAAATGAATCTGATAATTTGCATGGCAGGTTATAACACACGTTTTCACGATGTGGGTTTTGATATACCCAAATATCTTTTGCCATGGAATGACAAGACAATCATATATGAGATTTTAAAAAATCTTGGTTGGGTTACGCAACTTATCCTTGTGGCAAACAAAAGAGATGTTTACTTCAAAGATCAACTTGAAGAGGCAATCAAACCACTAGGCTGGAATGAAAGTAACATTTTGTATATTGGCGATACAAAAGGTCAAGCACACACAGCAGCGATTGGTATTGAACAACTCAACAACAAAAATTTACCAACATTCGTTCACAATGCAGATACCATCATCAAAGGTCGTCGTATAGATTTTATTGCTGACGATTTGACTGCAAAGTATGATGCATACATTGATGTATTTGTGGGCAACTCACCAAAGTATTCTTACGTTCGTGCATATGAAAATATAATTACGGAAATTGTAGAGAAAAAACAAATATCACCATATGCATCATCTGGTTTTTACGGCTTTTTAACAGGACATCTTTACCTAGAATACTACAACAAATTAATTCAAACTGATGGTGAATTGTATATTGCAAATGTGATTCAAAGTATGATAGAATCTAATAAACAAGTGTTTATGAATCCTCTAGGTAACAACCAAGAGACTATTGTATTAGGCAGTCCACAAGAATATGGCATAGAGATAGCAAGACAAGCATTGGGTGCAAAATGAAATCGATATCATTAAAAGGAGGTTCACTTAGCAAGACTTATTGGATGCCAAGTGAAAAAATTGTTCGTAAAGAAGTTTCAAGAATACAGAATCGTGAGTACGGTTTCATGCGTTGGTACTCACAATTGAAAAAGTTACAAGAATACAATACTCTGTATCCTGGATTGTTTCCTAAAGTTGTGAATGTTGGTTCTGATGCGAAGACTGCATGGTTCGATCTTGAATATCTTGAAGGTTTTCGTGATATCAAAAGCATTCTCAGTAAAGACATATTAAACGAAGAGCAAATCTTCAAAATGAGTAAGGCAGTTTGGAAAGGACTGAACACAATTCATTCAGTCAAAAAAGAACCAATTAAAGGTGCGCCAAGTTTATATTTCGAAGAAGAGATACAACAAAAGATTGATGATGCAATTAAGATACCTTCATTCCAAGAATTTTTTTATCGTGGCTCATATGGCCTAAACAACAAAGTTGTAATTGGAATTGCTGGTTATTTGTATGATCTTCATAACTACTTCAATGAACTAGAAAATGATGAAGAGTGCAACATACATGGCAATCCAACACTTGAAAACATCATGTATTCATTCGAAGAAGACCGTGTGGTTTTTATTGACACATATGATGAGAGTATGTGGAACACCAAGTATCTTGATTACGCACAGGTGTTGCAATGCTCACGCAGTCACTATGGTTTTATTAATGACCGCGATGTTCGTGTGACGGGTATCGATTTCTTCAATCCAAATAGAGGTACAGAACACTTCGATACATTCAATAAACACTTTATCTCTGAGTTGCCAGAAGATAAAATGAAACTCATAGATATATTAGAAGCATCACAGTTTATTCGTATGCTGCCATTCAAGTTAATTGCTGGCGACATCAACAAAGCAAAATATTTTTATGTTCATGCATGTGAATTGTTTGGTAAGGTAATGAGATGAGTTTAGACTTTATGATGGATTATGACAAGTTCAAACGAACTTGGTCGGTAAAAACAGAACTACCTGTAGAATTCAAACTTACATATTCTGCTGATATCTTTAGCCCAGGTAATCAAGATATTGTAAACATCACGAATAGTGAACGTAGAATTATCGTCATTGATTCTGAAGTACATGATTTATACAAAGACAGTATCGCAGCATATTTTGGTGCAGTCAAATTGAGTTGTAAGATATTATGTGTAGACTGTAAAGAAGAAAACAAGAATTGGAAAAATGTTGATCGTATTTTGGACTTTTTTGAACAATATGGAGTATTGCGCCGTGAACCTATTATCGCAATTGGCGGAGGTGTTCTGCTGGACATTGTTGGTTTTGCTTGTAGCATATACCGTCGTGGAATTCCCTACGTTAAGATTCCCACAACACTTCTTGCCATCGTTGACGCTTCTGTAGGCTCTAAAGTCGGAGTCAATCATATAGGTAGACGCAATCGTATTGGTGCATACTATCCACCACTTGCGACATACATTGATAAAAAGTTTATTAAGACGCAAAGTGAACGAGAAATCATCAATGGTATTGCAGAAATATTCAAACTTGCAGTCATCAAATCGCCAGAATTGTTTCATCTACTAGAAGAGAACGCAGAGATATTAATTGATGAAAAGTTTCAATATGGTGCTGTGCCAGTTCGTGTAATCAATCTTGCTATTACAGACATGATTGCAGAGTTAGGACCAAATCTGTGGGAAAAACGATTAGATCGCTGTGTAGATTTTGGTCACACATTCAGTCCTATAATTGAGATGGCCAATATACCAGAGTTGTTGCATGGTGAAGCAGTAGCATTGGATTGTTTGTATAGTTCGTGCATTTCATTCATTCGTGGTTATATCGATACAGTTCAATTGAAACGAATTTTTGATGTTGCAAAGAGATTGAAACTAAAAACATTTCATAAAGATTTTACCAACATGAAGTATTTGTTAGAGAGTCTGCGTGACGCAACTAAACATCGTAATGGTAATCAGTATGCACCATTGCCTATTGCAATTGGTAATTACAAAATTGTGAATGATCTTACTGAAGGTGAAATGAAACTTGCGATTGATGTTTTTGAGGAGATGTGATGCGTAAAGTTGCTGTGGTGACTGGTTGTAGTTATGGTCTTGGTTATGATATTGCAAACAGATTGATTGATGAAGGTTACTTTGTATACGGTATTTCACGCTCAGAGCCATCGCCGAATCTTTCGGCATATCCAGATACATTTCAATGGATAGAATGTGATATCTCAAACGCACAAGAAGTTAATATGGCATTTAGAGAAATTGGCACATACATTGATGTTCTCGTAAATAATGCTGGTGTATATGGTTGGGGCGTATTTAAAACTGATTCCACAGTTAAGATGATTGATAACATAATTGATTTGAATGTCAAAGGCACGATGTATGTGACAAGAGAAGCTCTCCAACTCATGAACAAAGGTAGCGATATAATTTTTATTAACTCCGTTGCAGGTCTTGCTGAAATGGAATTGGAAGCAATTTACTCTGCATCTAAACACGCAATTACCGCTTTTGCTGGTGCATTAGGTGCAGAATTACACACTCAAATGGATGAAATTCGTGTTACAAGTATTCACCCCGGAGGTATAAAAACACCAATGCAGGATCATCACGCATATAAAGACAAATTTATGCATCCAGAAGAAGTAACAGACGCTCTAATACATGTACTCAATTCAAAAGCAACATATAAAACAATTAAATTATTTTCGGAGTTTGAATGGCATCAATAATACCTGATCAAAAATTATTCATCGTAACCTCGGCGCTGAATGCAACACTAGGTAACATTACACACGAAGAGAGATTAGAACAAACCATTCAAGGACTCAAAAAACTGAGAGAGTCTGTTCCAGATTGTATTGTATTGTTTGTCGATGGATCACCTCAGAAAATTGAAAAAGAAAAGATTTTGGAAATTTCAAATTTGGTAGACTTTGTTGCTGATTTTTCAACAGATGAAATTGTCAATAGATTTGCAAAACAAAAGAAGAAGAGTGAAGCTGAGTGTGCTTTACTCATAAAAACTTTACTGCTTTTGAAGCAAGAACCTAGCATGATGAGAGTCCTACATTCAGTAAATCGCATTTTCAAAATATCCGCAAGAACCGATCTTTTGGAAGATTTTAACGTGTATGAACACGATAGATGGGGTAAATATGTGTTCAAAAAACGCATTCCGACTTGGATATCAGACAGTAGAAATGAGTTTGCTACCGATCTTTTAATCACAAGAATGTTTTCTTTTTGTCCATCTTTAATAGACGATTATATAAGAACTCTTGGTGCCAACATCAATATCATCACACAAACGGAAATTGATACAGAACACGCTCATTTTTTGAACATAAACAAAGAATTATTGGTGGAATTAGACCAGATTCATTGTCAAGGTACCGTAGCCACCACAAAAACGCTAGAAGTTTACTAAATACTAAATAACATAAAACAACTGCTGTAGAGGCGGAAACATATGAAATTTAGCGATTTTCTGCGTGAGCAGAAAGAAAAACATGCTGTCCTAGCATTTGGACGCATGAATCCGATTACAAACGGTCACGAAAAAGTAGTTAAAACCGTTAAAAAACTTGCCAAACAAGTTGGCGGTTCACATCATATTGTCCTGTCACACTCACAGGATGCAAAGAAAAATCCCCTTACAGTAGAACAAAAGATCAAACATGCTAAACATGCGTTTGCCGACACAAACTTTGTAGCAGCATCCAAAGAATCGCCTACATTCTTTGATTATGCAGAAAAACTATACAAACAAGGCGTAACTCATCTTCACATGGTTGCTGGTTCTGATCGTGCTGTTGAATATGTAAAATTACTTCAAAAATATAATGGCACACATAAAGGTGCCCGTTTCAATTTCAAATATGTTGGTGTAGAATCCGCTGGTGAACGTGATCCAGATGCAGAAGGTGCAGAAGGAATTTCTGCATCAAAGATGCGTGACGCTGCAAAGAACGGAGACTTTGATACTTTCAAAAAAGGTGCGCCATCAACAATGTCAGTTGCTCAAGTCAAACAAATGTATAACGATGTTCGTAAAGGTATGAGACTTCATGAAGAAATACTTCGTGAAGGTGTTCATGACAAAGGTATTTTCAAAGCAGTATTTCTAGGTGGTGGTCCCGGTTCAGGTAAAGACTATGTGTTAAGCAAAACACTTGATGGTCATGGTCTGACAGAAATCAATTCTGACAAAGCACTTGAGTATTTGATGGACAAAGAAGGTCTTGATAAGAAGATGCCTGATGATGAAGAAGCACAACGTAATGCAGTTCGCAAGAGAGCAAAAAATGTAACGGAATTACGTCAGCGCCTTGCACTTCATGGACGTAATGGATTAATTATCAATGGTACAGGTGATGATCCAGAAAAGTATGCAAAACTTAAAGACATGCTTGAAAAGTTAGGCTATGAAACACAGATGATCATGGTCAACACAGCAGACGAGGTTTCAAAAGAAAGAAACATCGAACGTGGTCAGCGCGGTGGTCGTACTGTACCAGAAAACATTCGTAAAGAAAAATGGGATTCTGTGCAAGCAGCACGACCAATGTTTGGTAAAATATTTCGTGACAATTACATTGAGTTTGATAATTCAGAAGATTTGCGTACCGCATCTCCAGATGTTGTGGAAGCAAAGACCAAAGAATTAGACGGCATTTTTAAGAGCGTACAAAAATTTGTTGCAAAACCACCTAAGAATGATGATGCAAAAGGCTGGATTGCTACTGAACTCGGCAAGAAAGATACCGCACCGATTCGTACCGACATGAAACCACACGCTGATGCAGGCACACATGATGACATGAACACGATGGGACTTGAATACTATGGTTTTGGTCGTTATGGTAAAGATGGTAAAGTAACACACCGTTCTGTACACGGCAGTCTTGTGCCAGTTGAGAAGATTGCAAAAACTGTTGAAACACATCAAAAGAAAATGTCAAAAGTAAATGAGGCATTTGATAAACTCATCAATGAAGCAGTTACAGTTTCGATTACTGGCGACACAGTAGAAGAAGTTACTAAAACAATTCGTTTGCTGAAAACGGACGAAGAAGAAATGACTGAGGAAGAAGAAGTGAATACAATGTCTGATCCTGGTGCATACAATCTACTGACACTCGGTACAGGCATGATCAAAGAAGATTTGCGTAATTGGTTTAATCCAAAACATCCAGAGGGTGGTTGGAAACGAATCAATTCTAAAGGTGAAGCAATAGGTCCTTGTGCAAGAGAAGAGGGTGAACCAAAGCCAAAATGCATGTCAAATGCAAAGAGAGCAATGCTTTCTAAAAAAGAACGCGCATCAGCAGTTGCATCAAAACGCCGTCATGATCCAAATCCAGAACGCAAGGGCGAACCAATTAATGTGTCAAGTTTTGGTAAAGGCAAAATTAGTGAAGCCGCATACGAGGGCAACATTGGCATGATGGAAGTTATGAAGTTCCATCAGAAAGCCACACCAGAACAAAAGAAAAAGTTCAAAGAACATCTTGCAAACAAAAATCACAAAGAAGCATGGAAAATGATTCAACATGTTTCTGGTACAAAGTTGATCGGTAAACAATTTGAAGAAACCGAAAAGAAGCAAAAACTGTTGACAGATAAAAATGGTAAACCAAGATTGTTTTTCATTCGTGGTTCAGCAGCAAAAGAAGCACATCAAAAAAATGGTACAGTAGCAAAAGTTGGTAAAAGATATGTCGTTAAACTAAAAGAGGACTTATATGAAGTACATTCACCTAATAATTCTGCGATTGAAGCAGTTTATGGACAGAATAACTCCACCCCGTCAGCCGAGCAACTTGGAAAAGTCAGAGCCAGTACTGGAAGAAAAGAACGACCAGCCCTCGACAAACCCGTTGCCGAAGGAAGAAGAACAATCAGTCTTGCCAGCATCAAAGAAAACTGGCAGAAAAAAATCCAAGAGTCAATAGACAAAGGAATAGAACCAGGCATTTCAATGGCAGGTGCTGGTGAAAGCCCTGCAAGAGATATGGGTGAGAAACCAGATCGTGATGGTAAAGCAACACAAGTTACATGCAATGGTACAGGCGCAGGTGCAATATGTCCTAAACACGGAATGAAAAATTGCAGGCTTGCAGAATTAACTGGTGATGAAACAACAGCAAGTATCGGCGATCAAAAAGAAGATGAATTGAAGAAAAAAGGTATATCACTCACAACATTCAAGAAAAAAAATTACATATGAAAACTTTCAAACAAATGATAGATGAGAGATGTTGGCCTGGGTACAAGCCTGTGCCAGGTAAAAAACCGTATTCATTAGGTTCTTGTCAAAAAGAAGAGATTGAAGAATTGGAAGAAAAAGGTCCTGGTTTGTGGGCAAATATTCGTGCAAAGAAAGCACGAGGTGAGCGTATGAGAAAGCCAGGAGAAGAAGGTGCACCAACTGATGCTCAAATCAAATCAATTAGAGCAAGTGAAGAAGTGGAACTAAGTGAATTGTCTAAATCAACTTTAGGTTCTTATCTGGTTAAAGCAAGTACAAATGCAAGACAATTAGAAGGAAGTAGAGTGCGTGGTGGAACACAAAGAGGAAAGTTTCTTGCTTATAAAAAAATAAAAAAAGATATATCAAACAGATACGCTGGCATGGACCGTGCTATTTCAAAATTCCATTCAAAGTTAAATAAAGAAGAGTATGAACAAGATGATGGCGCATTGACTGAAGATCAACTAGAACAAATGAGAGAAGCAGCAGCATGGGAACGCGCAGAAGGTAAAAACCCAGAAGGCGGTTTGAATCGAAAAGGTATTGAATCATACCGTCGTGAGAATCCAGGTTCAAAGTTATCAATGGCAGTAACAACAAAACCTTCTAAGCTTGACCCAGATTCTAAAGCAGCAAAGCGCCGCAAATCATTTTGTGCAAGAATGGGTGGAATGAAAAAAAGATTAACATCAGCAAAGACTGCAAAAGATCCAGATTCACGCATTAACAAAGCATTGAGAAAGTGGAACTGCTGATGAAAACATTTAAGTCCTTCATAGTTGAAGAAAAGAAAGCAACAATAACTAAGAAAGAAAGTTATCGTGGCAGAACAACAGCCGATGTTGAATATAATGTACATGATGAAAATGGCCGTCATATTAGAACCACAAAAACTAAAAAAGAAGCAAAAATGTGGAAAGATATGCATGAACTATCAAGGGAAGAAATGCATAAAAAATATCCGGAGTTAAAGCCAAAATAAGAAAATGGAACTGCTAAGTGGCACAGTTTAGAACAGACCTACACAAGATAGATTCGGGACAAGTATTCACTCGGTATGAAGTGAATATGATGTCTGATCGTCTTACACCATCTGGCACAATTACGGATGCGTTTGGTCGTCTTCGTCTATCACAACCATTTACTCTTTTTGATAGCACACATCGCTTTGCTGACAACGGACTGTGGTCAACATCAAATACAGCAGGAAATAGTTCTTATAATTTTGTAACGAATAAAAGTCTCATTGAAATGACTGTAGGAACTACAGCAAATGCTGAAGTCATTCGTGAAACAACAAGAGTGTTTTCATATCAACCAGGTAAGTCTTTGTTAATGATGTCGTCATTTGCTATGGAAACACCTAAAGCAAATGTTCGTCAAAGAGTTGGTTATTATGGTGCTGAGAATGGTATCTATCTTGAGAATGATGGAACGACTAATTATTTCGTGTTGAGAAGCAATACAACAGGTACGATTACAGAAACAAAAGTTGCACAAACAGATTGGAGTATAGACAAGTTTGACGGCACGGGTTATTCATCTCAAAGTGGTGGTGCTGAACATACTGATGGCATTGATATAAGTAAAACAAATATTCTCTGGATGGATGTTGAATGGCTTGGCGTTGGTGATGTTCGTTGTGGATTTGTGGTTGATGGTAAAATGGTTCCTGCCCACATATTTCACAATGATAATAAGAATTTGGTTCCTTATATGACAACGGCATCTTTACCGTTGCGTTATGAAATCAAGAACACAGGTATTACAACAAGTAATTCCACACTCAAACAGATTTGTTCAACCGTTATGTCTGAAGGTGGATATGAATTGCTTGGATCGCAGCAAGCCGTAGGCACACCAGTTACTAGCCCAATTGATTTGGCCGCTGCTGGAACATATTATAATCTCATTTCTTTGAGATTGAAATCGGATAAATTAGATGCGATTGTCATTATTACTGCACTATCTTTATTAGCCTTAACTAACAACTCATATTATAACTGGCAACTCAGGGCAGGTGGCACAACAACAGGTGGAACTTGGGTTAGTGCAGGAGATAATTCGTCTGTTGAATATAAATTAGATGCCGCAACAATTTCAGGTGGAAGAATATTAGCATCGGGCTTTACAACTTCTACTACACAAAGCTCTATACCAGTGGATATTCTTAGAGAAGCACTATTCAAATTTCAATTAGAAAGAAATGGATTGACCAATACACCCTTCGAACTCACATTATGCGTAGCAGCATCAGTTAATGGTTCTGATATCTACGCATCGATGGATTGGGAAGAAGTCACAAGATAACAAAAACTAAATCAGGAGAACAAAAATGTCAATTTTTCATGACAAAAATCTAAAAAGTGTTGCGGAAGCAGCAGCAAAGATCATGGCTGAAACAAGTCATGAATTAAAGGGCAACCAACATAAAATTGACGCCAATAAAAATGGCAAAATTGATGCTCACGACTTTAAGCTTCTGCGTGGTAAGAAAGACACAAAGAAAGACATGCAAGAAGGTGTTAAAGGTGCAGCAGTTGGTGGTGCATTAGGTGCTATGGCAGGTGGTCCAGTTGGCGCAGCAGTTGGTGGTGCATTAGGTCATGCGGCTGGTGAGGTTCTTTCAAGCGCAAAAAATAAAGCAAAAACAATGGGTCGTGTTGCTGTGGGTCCTTCAATGGCCGATAGCAAAATGAAGAAAGAAGAGATTGAGCAACTTGATGAAGTTGGTGATACACCATCAGGTAGAAAAACACTAAGCTCATATGTCAACAAAGCAATTGGTGACAAATCAAAAGATCGCTCAAAAGGTTTGCGTAAAGCAACATCACGCCTCTACAAAGACAACTTCTACGGCAAAAAAACAAATGAAGAAGTTGAACAGATTGATGAGATCAGTTTAGATTTAGCAAAAAGAGCCAGAGATAAAGCCGAGCATATGGTTGATGCGGATCATGACGATATGAGAGATAAACCATATGGTTATAGTGAAAAGCAAAGAGTCAAGTTTCAAAAATACGTTGACAAAAAAGAGTCAAAGAAAAACGTAAAAGAAGAAGTTGAACTTGATGAAGCATTTCCAACTGTAGCAGATGCAAAGAAGCGTATGGATGCAGGTAAAACAGCAACAGGTTCAGTCACAAAAACTGCAACAGGTCTTGTTCATAAGCGTGACTACAAAGATGATGATAATGATGAAGCACCAAAAAAATCAACAGGTTATGGCGCGCGTCAAAACTACAAGCGTTCAACCCGTGTCAATGAGGCAGCATCATTTACAGAAATGCTTGAACTGTACAATGAGCATGGTCTGAAAGTGTTAGCACCAATTGAAACAGAAGAGATGGACATTGATGGCACGATGATTGAAGTTATTGATGCAGATCAAGTGAACGGTTTCGTTCAAACTGAAATTGAGGAAGGCATCATGGACGTTGCAAAAGGTGCGGTAGGTGTAGTAAAAAATGTCATTTCAAAAGAAAAAGAGTATCAAGCACAAAAGCAGAAAAAAGCAGGCGAAGTTTTGAGAAAACTTCGTAAAGAAGAATCACTATCAGAAGAACCAACAAATGATGAGTTCACAAAAGAATATGAAGACCAAAAAGCAAGTTTTGAAGGTAAAAAGAAACAACCAAAAGTTGCTGCTGGTAAAACAACTGGTGTAAAAGAAATGCCTGAGAGTTATCAGCAAATTGATGAGCGTGAACTATCAACTGGTGAAGCCAAGAAAAAAGAAGAATATGTCAAAGGCATGAAGAAGGGTCTTTCTGGCTTTAAACAGCGTTATGGTGAACGTGCTAAATCTGTAATGTATGCAACGGCTACAAAAATGGCTAAAAAGGACTAATTATGTCAGTCGCAGATAAATTACATCAACGACAAATGGCTCTGCGTAAGAAGTCGGGACTACCACATCCCGACTATTACAAAGAGTTGGGGCATTCATACAATATTTCTGATGATAACGAAAGACTTGCGAAGCAGGCTGAAATCAAAAAGAAATATAAAGTTGAAGAAGTTGAACAACTTGATGAGATGCCAGAGTCAAGCATGAAGACACGCGATGTTCATGCACATTTAAAAAAGTCTGGCTGGTCACTCAAACGCACAGGTGGTGGTCATGATGTTTATGCTCACCCCAAATCAGAGAAACATATTGCTGTGCCAAGACATAAACAACTCAAAGCACCATTAATTCGTGGTATTATGAAAGCATCAAGAGTTTCTGAAGAAACCGAAATTGATGAGCAACTTCACAAGAAAGGAAAGTTTGTGTCAGGTCCAGTTAAAAAACCATACAAATCACCTACCGTGGTTTCACCAATTAGAGAAGCAAAAGATTCGCGTGAGTATGATTACGAAGGCGATATGGCAATGTCACAACTTCGGTCGTTAGTTTTTAATGCAGAAGATTTGATGGAAATGATGGATGAAAACACAAATCTTCCTGAGTGGGTGCAATCAAAAATTACACTTGCTGAAGATTATATCTCTACAGCAGCAAACTATCTGCGTGGTGAATTATCGGAGTCGGTTAGTTTGAATGAAGGTCGTCCATCACAGCGTCATCCACTAGAGGGTCATGAGTATCACAAAAAATCTAATGCCGAGTTGATTGGTATTGCTAAAGATGCACACGCTGCTGCTGAAGCAATGAAAGGACACAGTCCACGGGCAGAGAACAAATATCGTGATCAAGCAAACGATTCTGCAACAGTAAGATATTTCCGTCAAAAGAGTGGCATGCCCGACTGGTACAAGAAGAAGTATGGACATGTCAAGGAAGAAGTTGAACAGTTGGAAGAAAAGAATGTACCAACTTCACCTGAGAAGTGGGCGCAGGCTAAAGCACAAGCAAAGCAAAAGTTTGATGTATATCCTTCAGCATATGCAAATGGTTGGGCTGCAAAGAAATACAAAGAAATGGGTGGTGGTTGGAAGTCTGTAAACGAAGACACGGATGATCCAAGCGCAGCAGCAAGAACTCTGTCACGTAAAGCACAAATCGTGAGAGATGCCGCAAAAGGAAAAAAGCAAGAACAAGAACAGGCATCGGACAAGTTTCAAAAAGACCCCGAATTGTCTAGCGATATGCAGAAAACATAAATAAACAATCAAAGATTTATAGGAGAAAAACATGCCACTTTGGGGAAATGTAGACGCATCTAACAATGCTCCAAACTTTTCGGGTTTAACTGGTTACGACACATCAACTACAGGTGAAAGTCTAGCCAACTCAGAAACATCATCAGTATTTTCAAATACTTACATGAGCGCAACCCGTACAAATGTAGAGTTTGGTGTATTTGGTATAGATACAACAGAAGAAGGACTGATTACCGATGGTCAACCAACACACGCTGGTTGGGTAGCCCGCACTAAAGGTGCTGGTCCTGTCGTATCAGTTTCGGCAAATACCGATGCTGTAGGTCCAGCAGCATCAGCCTGCACATATACACTGGTGCTTTCAGGTGGTGGTACAAACAATACCTCTGCACAAGTCAGCGTAACTACCGCTGATACTGGTAGAGTTACAGCAGTCACAGTTACAAATGCTGGATTGTACACGGGCACACCAACAGCAAACACATTTGGTAATACAGCATTTACCTTCACAATGGGCGGTCGTAATGGACGCACCACATTTGAAACTTTAGTAGCAATGGGTTCAATGACTGGTGATGCATCCGATGACGCTATCGCACCTGATTCTTAATTGAAATGGCGGCTGCTTTTGGGCAGCCGCATTCATTATGTCCTTTGAAAATCTGACTGAAGATAATATCATGTTGTATGCTGCAAAAGCGTATGATAAACCTAACTGTATCATGAGTGAATTTACTGAAGATATGAAACGTCTGAATTATCTTAAACGATTGTTCAGACGTTATCATAAACATGGTGAGATGCGTGAGCGGTTGATACTCAATCATATCGTCGTTTTATACAACCTTTTTGGACCTGAAGCGGTTGCAAGAATACTCTTCTACAACACAAGCAAAAGTGATTATAGTGCATTAAAAACTTATCTAACTTTTTTAAATCTAATGCCAGAAAAAATTCGTGGAATTAACGGAAAAGATATACTGTCATCGGATATTTTAATTGACATGAAAATTGCAGACGTTTTAAGAAATCTAAAATGATTATCGGACAAGGAGTATCAGTTGGTGGAGGAATTTATGTTGATGCGAAAAGTGATAATTTTCCACCAGAAGGTGTAAATAAATTGTATTATGGAGATTTAGGCAATCTTTTTGATGCTTCAACATATAGCGGAAGCGGCAATCAATGGATTGATACTCAGAGTGGTAACATTGCAACGCTGATTAATTCTCCAACGTACAGTACAGATTTTACAGGGTATTTCGAATTTAACGGCATCAATCAAAGAGCAACTGTTTCCGGAACGCCTTTAAATCCTGTAAGTTATACTAAGTGTGCTTGGTTTTATCTCAACGGGACTCAGGCAAATCATTTGATCAGTTTTAATGACGGTACTGGAACTGGTCACTACATGGCGTTTAATAACACAAACAAATTATATTGTGGACATACTTCATGGCCAGGGTTTCCACTTTCGTTTGAGTCCGTAACAACTTTCGATAATTTTGTTTGGTATTTTGTTGCAGTAACTTTTGACACAATTTCAGGAATGACGCTTTTTGTAAATGGAAGAGAAGATAGTAAATTTACCCTATATAAAACTCCTCCTGTTGCAAGTCAAATAGGTATCGCAAGCTATGACAATTTTGGACATTTCAAAGGAAGAATCGGCAGAGTTTATATCTATAACCGTGCATTGACCGCTGAAGAAGTGCGCTGGACTTTTAATGGAACCAGATATATTTACTCAATTTAACTAAATAGAACTATGTCTAACGAATTCAAAAAAGAATGTGGTAAAGGATACTATTGGTGCAGTACAGATAAAGTCTGTAAGCCACTACAAGAATCTATGGAAACTACAAAGTTTTGTCCTGCATGTAATAAAACAGAAAAACGCTCTGAGTGTGCATTTGGTCCAGAGTATTTTGATAAAAATGCAAGAAGCATGAAAGAAGATATGGGAGCACCAGCAAATGCGGTTGGTGGTGGTGCTATTGCTGGTCTTGGCGTTGGACAGCAAGGTGAACCTGGTGTAAAGAAACGCAAAACTGCAACATTCATTTCATTTATAAAGAGAAAGTCAAATGTGGCTTCTTAGTTTTTTGCCCAGTGGATTTCTTTTATTCATTATCAATACAGTTTTAATTTGCGGTGCTGTCGGTGCCGTAATTGGTTTTTTAGGTAGTAGGCTGCCAGTTGTTGGCAACTATGCAAACGTAATTAAATATGTTTCCATAGTATTACTCTGTATCGGCATATATTGGAAAGGAGGCTATAGCGTAGAGCAAGAGTGGCGTCAACGAGTGGCTGAATTAGAGGAGAAAGTGAAAGATGCAGAAGCGAAATCACAGCAGACAAATGTTGTTATTGAAACGAAAGTCAGAGAGAGAGTTAAGAGAGTCGTTGAAAAACGAGAGGTCGTTGTTGAGAAGATTAAAGAAGTGGAAAAAGTTATCGATGCAAAATGTGAACTTGATCCAAGCGTAGTAAACCTTTTGAATGAAGCAGCCAAAAAGCCATGAAAAAATTACTTATAGTTTTATTGCTTACTGGTTGTAGTACAACTGTGCCAGTGGCGCGTAAATTTCCTGAAATCCCAGATTCATTCAAGAATTCTTGTGCGCCACTGGCACAAATAAAAGAAGGCACAACCAAACTGAGTGAAGTGATTACGGTTGTTGCCGATAACTATACAGAGTATCACCTGTGTAGTGATAAAGTTGACATGTGGATAGAATGGTATAGATTACAAAAAGAGAATTTTGATTCTGTAAAATAAAACCTGAGGATACACATGGAACTTACAAAAGAACAACTAAAACAATTACTACCAAAGAATCCATATATTGACCAGTGGTACAAAGCATTAAGTCAATTGCTTCCTGATTATGAAATCAATACACCACAGCGCATTGCATCGTTTATTGCACAATGCGCTCACGAATCTGGTAATTTTGTTTTTCTTACTGAAAACTTGAATTACAAAGCGGAAAGTCTGATGAAGACATTTCCAAAATACTTCAAAGATTTAGCTACAGCAAAAGCTTACGAAAAGCAACCACAAAAAATTGCGAATAAAATCTATGCAGATCGCATGGGTAACGGTAACGAAGCATCTGGTGACGGATGGAAATATCGTGGTCGTGGATTAATTCAACTGACTGGCAAAACAAACTATACTTGGTTTGCAGCATCACTCGAAATCAGCTCAGAAGAAGCAGCGGAATATACACAAACATTTGAAGGTGCTGCACAATCAGCATGTTGGTTCTGGGAAACAAACAAACTGAATCAATATGCGGACACAGGTGACATTCTTACAATGACGAAGAGAATTAATGGTGGGACCATAGGACTTGAGGATCGCAAGAAACATTATGCACATGCTCTTCACGTTCTAGGAGTCCACTAATGAAATATCTAGCACTTCTATTATTACCATTATTAGTAGCGTGTGAAGAAAACTATCGTTATCCTTGTCAAGACCCAGAAAACTGGGATACAAAACAATGTAAAAAACCATACTGTAGCGCAAACGGAACTTGTCCTGAAGATTTGACACATTACGAAAAGAATAAAGCAGGTCAACCTTCACCACAATTTCAACAGGTTCCAAGTAAAGGAGAATGTAAATGATTAAAGATTTATGGTCAGGAGAAAGATATACAACAGAAGAACTCAATGCACGACTGAAGTTTTTTATCGGCATTGTTTTGGGATTAACACTATTCGGTATTGTCTTTGTTGTTCTTTATAGTTTGATTTTTGTTACTCAACCGATGAACGGTATGAGTCCTGTTGACAACAAGTTTTTTGAACTTATCATTCCTATTGCCACATTCTTGACAGGTACATTGTCAGGTATCATGCTTGCAGGTGACGATAAAGATTTGAGAGCAAAAGCACTTGATGCAGCAAACAAACCATATGTGCCACCGCCACCACCTCCAGTTGTGTCTGCGCCAGTTAGCACAGGTTTCGGAGCAACACCATCAGCAAGTCCATTTGATACTGTGGTAGATGCATTCTCATCATTTGCACCAACAGTTGCATCAGGTTTTGGTGGCAAAGATGCACCCGCACAGCCTCCGCATCCTGAAAAATGAAAAAGTTTTTGATGCAAATGCTTACCGCTGAAGGTGAGCAACAACCTTCCAGCAAGAGAGTAATTACCTTTTTGGCTTTTATTCTACTTGCTGTTGGGTTTATTGCCGAATTGTTTTTTGAAAGAAAGTTGAATCCATCGACGTTTGATGTTATGATGTATATTGTGCTAGGTGGATTAGGATTTACCGCATCTGAAAAGTTTACCTCAAAGGAAGAAAAATGAAAAAAGAAATTGCATTGATGTCGATGATTTTGGCTCTGCTTTTTGTACCACTTAGCAAAGGCGCTTTTGCTGCTGAAGAAAAGAAAGTGTGCGTCAAAGAGTATGACAATAAAACTAAAAAAGAAAAAGAAGTGTGCAAGACTATCAAAGTCCATAAGAAGTTAGAAGGCACAAAGATTCCAGAGAAGAAGTAAGAAATGGACGGAGAAGTAGCACTTAAAGTAGAGGTTGGCGTTCTCAAAGAGAAAGTCTATACCCTTGTAGACCTTTGTGAGAAGATGGATCGCGTTATCGAAAAACTTACTGATAACAACACAACAGTAGTCAACCAGATTTATAACGACATGGAAAAAAGAAGAGAAGATACCGCAAGTGATATCAAAGAACTTCATTCAAGAATAACTACCGTGGACAGAAATCTTTCAGATAAGATTGAGTTGACTGAGCGTAGAATTATGGATGAAATAAAATCACTACGCGATCATATTACTGAACATAATCAAAAAGAAGAAGATGATTTACAATCACTCATGAAATGGAAATGGATGGTTGCCGGTGGTGTAGTTGTAGTTGCATGGATTGTATCTAACCTTAAATTTGAACATTTGGCAAAGTTTTTTGGATAATTGATTTTTGTGAGCAGTAGTGTTATAATGATTGTATGGCTATATACATTGATTCAAAATATGTGAGATTGGTTTCTTCACGCTTGCGTAACTTCAAGCAGAAAAACACCAATCTTTGGAACTTCTCATGCCCATATTGCGGAGATTCCCAGACAAACAAACTCAAAGCCCGAGGCTATGTTTATGCTAAGGGCAATGATTTATTCTATCGCTGTCACAACTGTGGAGTAGGAACAAATGCAGCCAATTTCATCAAACATGTCGACCCATCACTACATGGAGAATATGTACTTGAGAAATACAAATCAGGTACAGGAACAGCGAACACATATCACAGAAAAAGTAGTGATACACCAAGAATCATTACCCAACCACCCAAATTTGGTCACATCAAAAAGCGCAGTATATTTGAACATGGGGAGTGGCTCAGTAATTTACCAAGTGGACATTTTTGTCTAAATTATGCACAGAATCGTTTGATACCTGAAGAACATTATGATAAGTTGTTGTTCACTTCAAATTATAAGATATTCTGTGACACACTAATTCCCAATCACGATAAAAAACTCATTGAAGATGCTAGGCTTGTTATACCCTTCTTCAATTATCAGAATGAATTAGTTGCAGTAAGTGGTCGTGCATTAGAAACAAGTGATCGCACACTACGTTATGTTACATTGCGTACAAATGATTCGGAGAATAAACTTATCTATGGCATGGATCGTGTAAATTTAGATGAACGTGTTTATCTTGTTGAAGGTCCGATCGACAGTTTGTTTTTGAAAAATTGTGTAGCATCTGGTGATGCAAATCTTGCGTTAACGGTGAAAAATATTCAAGCAAAAAAAATTACGCTTGTATTTGACAATGAGCCAAGAAATAAAGAAGTATGTAAGTTGATTGAAAATGCAATCAAATCGAATCACAATGTCGTAATTTGGCCAGATAACATTGAAGGTAAAGATATTAATGAGATGATTCTCAATGGTTTTTCATCTGGCGAAATTCAAGAGATTATAGATAGTAATACATTTTATGGACTTGAGGCTATAGCCAAATTTACATTTTGGAAGAAATTATGAACGAACGAATTAAAGAATGTATGTTCAGCGCTGGTTTGAATTCTAACTACGTCGAAGGATTCGACAGCATTTATTCGAATCAACTGGAAAAGTTTGCCAATTTGATTGTTAAGGAATGTATGCGTATGTGTGAAGTTACAGAGATGAGTTTTGTGACCCATGACTGTGATGTGGAAGCATCTGGTGCAATTACTGTAAAACAGTTTATTGCAGAACATTTTGAAATTGAAGAATAAAAAACACTAAATAACATTGTCACTCAAAAGGAGTCCAGTGTTATGTCTAAAAAGTATGTAAAAATATGGGAAGATTATAATGGTCAAAAGTTGCCAGAAAACATGGAAATTCATCATATAGATGGCAATCACGACAACAATGATCCAAACAATCTATTGGCAGTAACAATAGAACAACATTTAGAAATACATCAAAAGCAAAAAGATTATGGAGCAGTACAGGCTATTTTGATGAGAATCAATAGAAGTGAAAGTGACACAAAATTGCTTACCGAATGTGCATCCAAGCATCAAAAGAAATTACTCTCTGAGGGTAGGCACAATTTTCAATTGATGACTGAAGAAAGACGCAAAGAAATAAGTTATAAAGTAGGTAATCTTACCAAAGAAAAACAAATAGGATTACATAGAATAAATGCTGATCCTATTCTATCAAAACAAAATGCAACAAAAGCAGGTTTGACATCTAAAGAAAAAAAAGCAGGTTGGCACGATCCAGAAAAAAGTGGTAGTAATTATGTAAAGAATACATTTTGGTGGACTAATAGCATTACAGGTGAAAGAAAAAGAAGTCAGGATTGTCCTGGTAATAATTGGAATAAAGGAATGAAATAATGAGTGTGAAATTGATTGGTGTAACAGCACCTTTTGCTGGACACAATTCGGCAGAAGATATGATTGTTTATATGGCCAGAGTATCCAATCCAAAAAATCAAGACATGGTTCGAGGTAATGAGAAATTGATTAGGTATTGTATAAAAAATCAGCATTGGTCAATTTTTGAAATGGTCAACGTTGTTATGGAAATAAGTACAACAAGAGACATCGCAAGACAAATCTTGCGACACCGCAGTTTCTCTTTTCAAGAGTTTAGCCAACGATATGCTGACCCGACGAAAGATTTGGGATTTGATTTGCGTGAAGCAAGATTACAAGATACAAAGAATCGTCAAAACAGTATTGAAACTGATAATTATGCTCTAAAGACCTTATGGGAAGAGCAACAGCGTTTTATTATTGATTCTGCAAAGAGTGCATATGATTGGGCAATTGAGAATGGTATTGCAAAAGAACAAGCAAGAGCAGTATTGCCAGAGGGTAACACACAATCGCGCATGTACATGAATGGTACCTTGCGTAGTTGGATCCACTATTGCCAGTTGCGTATGTCAAATGGCACACAAAAAGAACACGCAGAGATAGCAATAGAATGTTGGAAAATCATTTCAGAAAAATTTCCAAACGTAGCGGTAGCATTAGAACAATAACAATGGAGAAGAAATGGTAGATATTAGCAGCATTAAAATAGACCTAGAGAGAGATAAATTATTCGATGAACTCGGAACCAAAAGACTTAAAGAATCATACATGCGAGAAACTGAATCAAGTCCTCAAGAAAGATTCGCATTCGTATCCGCAGCCTTTGCATCCAATCCTGATCATGCTCAAAGGCTTTACGATTATTCTAGTAAGCACTGGCTTTCTTATTCTACTCCTATTTTATCTTTTGGCCGTAGTAAGCGTGGTTTGCCTATCAGTTGTTTTTTACCCTATTTGGATGATTCAGCAGAAGGTTTGGTCAATACTTTATCGGAAGTAAACTGGTTATCAATGTTAGGAGGTGGTGTTGGAATTGGATTGGGAATTCGTTCTGCTGATGATAAGTCCGTTGGTATCATGCCTCATCTTCGGACTTATGATGCATCTTCATTGGCGTATAGGCAAGGTCGTACAAGGCGTGGCTCTTATGCTGCCTATCTTGATATCAGTCATCCTGATATTATTTCTTTCTTAGAGATGCGTAAGCCTACTGGTGATCCAAATTTACGCACATTAAATCTACACCACGGTATTAACATCACAGATGATTTTATGCAGTTGATTGAAAAATGTATGTTAGACCACGATGCAGATGATACATGGGAACTCAAAGATCCGCATAGCGGTGAAGTTAAAGACAGAGTATCGGCGCGTGAATTGTGGCAGCGCATCCTAGAAACACGCATGTTGACTGGCGAACCATACATTCACTTTATTGATACAAGTAATCGGTTGATGCCAGAATTTCAAAAACAAAAAGGTCTGAGTATCAAACAATCTAATTTGTGTTCTGAAATTATTTTACCTACAGACAAACAACGCACAGCCGTATGTTGCCTGTCGTCTGTAAATTTGGAGTATTATGATGATTGGAAAGATAATAAACTTTTTCTGCGGGACGTGGCGGAAATGCTTGATAATGTACTTCAGTATTTTATTGACAATGCTCCTGATGTTATACACAGAGCCAGGTTCTCTGCTCAACAAGAGCGCAGCATTGGTGTGGGGGCTCTTGGCTATCACGCTCTTCTTCAGAAAAAAAATATTGCGTTCGAATCTGCGGTAGCAAAGTCATTCAATAATCAAGTATTCAAACATATCAGAGAGAAACTAGACAATGCAAATCTTGAACTCGGTAAAATTCGTGGTGAGGCTCCTGACGCTGCTGGTACTGGCAAACGCTTTTCTCATCTCATGGCTATTGCACCCAATGCTTCTTCTTCTATTATTATGGGCAATACTTCTCCTAGCGTGGAGCCGTACCGTGCAAACGCCTACAGACAAGACACACTCTCAGGAGCATACCTGAACAAAAATAAATTCTTGGATAAAATCATCAAGGAGAAATGTGATGCAGACAGCAAATTGGACTATCAAGAAATCTGGTCATCTATCATTGCAAATGACGGTTCCGTTCAACATTTGGACTTCTTGGATGACTATACCAAAGATGTCTACAAAACTGGAATGGAAATTGACCAAAGATGGGTTGTGGACCACGCCGCTGACAGACAACATTACGTTGACCAAGCGCAATCCATTAACCTCTTTTTTAGACCTGATGTAAATGTTAAATATCTTCATGCAGTACATTTTCAAGCATGGAAACAAGGACTGAAAACATTATATTACTGCCGTTCAGAGAAACTAGCAAAGGCCGATAAAGTATCCAAGAAAATTGAACGTGAGATTATACAAGAGATTGATTTGAAACAATTGGCTACTGAGGAGGTCTGTTTAGCATGTGAGGGCTAAATGTCATTCGAACTAAATCCAAAGAAACCAAAACCACATCCAAAGCGACCGATATACAAAGAAAAAACTCCTGCTCCGTCAAAAGAGCAGGAGAAAAAAGACAATGACAAGAACAAACAAAAGTGAAAACCCTAGCACTATTTTTACATCAGCCGAAATGCTCTATTCAATCTGGTAACGGAATTATAAAAGCATTACACCCATTCTATAAATTTAAAATATTCACTAAACATGAAGTTGAAGACGATTTCTTTGATGACGTTGACATGGTTGTATTTCCTGGAGGTGTTGGTGATGCTGATTCTTGGGATTCTCTTCTCAAGTTTCATAAATCCAGAATACAGAAGTTTGTTGCAAACGGTGGACGCTATCTGGGAATATGCATGGGTGCCTATTGGGCTGATCACACTTATTTTGGGCTATCTTCAGACTTCAGAGTCGATCAATACATTACAAGACCAAACACCGATACCAAAAGACCCCATGCAAAACAAATGAAAGTTACTTGGGATAATAAACCCGAAGAACTTTTCTTTTATGATGGGTGTGCAATTTTTGGTGATGAAACAAAATATGATGTCATAGCACGATATCCTAATGGTGATGCAATGGCAGTTATACAGAATAGAATCGGTTTGATCGGCTGTCATCCAGAAGCAGAGCAACATTGGTATGAAGATTATACATGGATGAGAAAACGATGGAACGGCAGCAAAAACTATTTGCTGCTTGATTTTGTAAACAGATTAATGGAGAAGTAACATGATAGGTGAAATTATTATGTGGGGTTTCTTTTCTGCATGGGGCTGGTTTGGTGCAACATACATTAAAGAAAAAATATGGCCAGAAAAACCACCAATAGTACAAGAAGAAAAAAAGGAAACAAAGAATGAACAAAAATAAAGATTACAGCAATTTTGAAACACAAAAAGAAATACTGTTAGACTACTTACAAGTAATGATTGCGATTGAAGATTGGCATGGCGTATCAGATGTGGCAAATGATTTGCGCGAATTAGAAGCAAAGCAAAATTCAAACTACAAAAGCAAATAAGGAGATATTATGGCAAAGCAAACTGGTGTATCTAAACACAAAAAAGTACATAAACTGACTAAGCAAGGTGGACATAATAAAACATCTAGCATGAGTAAAACTGAAAAACGCTCATTTAAAAAGTACAGAGGACAAGGAAAATGAAGAAGATAGTTCGATTTACAGCATCGTGGTGTGGTCCCTGTAAAATGCTGGCTAAAACACTAGAAGAAGTGGACTCAAAACTACCAATTGAAGTTGTGGATATCGATATACATCCAGAAGTTGCAGCAGAATTTGGCATTCGTGGTGTACCCACATTGGTGATTGTTGAAGATAATATACCATCAAAAAGATTAGTAGGAAATAAAACAAAACAAGAAATAGAGGCATTCATCAATGATTAAAAAGCACGACACAAAACTAACAGACGAAAGAACAGCGTTCAAGCCTTTCGCATATCCATGGGCATATGAAAGTTGGCTCAAACATGAACAGAGTCATTGGCTTCATACTGAAGTACCTATGCTTGAAGATGTAAAAGATTGGAAGAATAAACTCACACAAGATGAGAAGAATTTTCTCACACACATTTTTAGATTTTTCACACAGGGTGATATTGACGTAGCTGGTGGTTATGTAAAGAATTATCTGCCATATTTTCCACAACCAGAAGTTCGTATGATGTTGTTGGGCTTTGCGGCGCGTGAAGCATTACACATTGCAGCATATTCACATTTGATTGAAACACTTGGTATGCCAGATACCACATATACGGAGTTTTTAGAATATGAAGAGATGCGTTCAAAACATGATTATGTTCTTGGTATTAGCACACAAAATGGCGATAGGGCTTCTACTGCTGCTCACATTGCAGTATTCTCTGCTTTTACCGAAGGAATGCAATTATTCAGTTCCTTTATCATGTTACTTAATTTTCCACGCACAGGCAAAATGAGAGGTATGGGACAAATCATTACGTGGTCAATCGTAGATGAAACACAACACGCAGAGTCTATGATTAAATTGTTCCGTACATATATCGAAGAGAACAAAGAAATTTGGAACGATGATCTGAAAAGTAAAATTTATACCATTGCAGAGAAAATGGTTGAACTTGAGGATAAGTTTATTGATTTGGCTTTTAACATGGGTGAGATGACTGGTCTAACAGCGGCAGATGTGAAGCAATACATTCGTTATATTGCAGATCGTAGACTGATTTCACTTGGACTCAAAGGTGTATTCAAAGTTAAAAAGAATCCACTACCATGGGTAGAAGAAATGATTAATGCACCAACACACACCAACTTTTTTGAAAATCGCGCAACAGATTATTCAAAGGGTGCATTGACAGGTAATTGGGAAACTGTATGGGGTAAGGCAGCGTAATACTAAATATAAAGTCTGATTGTCTTCGGCGATTGGACTATTAAAAAAAATTCCAAATTGTGACGGTTCCGTTACAGCAGAATAATTTTAGTAGTCTAACTCAAAGGAGATAATATGAAGAAGTTTTTAGTATCATTGTTACTTTTCACAGGAGTCGCATCCGCAGCAGAATTAACTGGCGCTGGTGCGACTTTTCCATTTCCAATCTATGCTAAATGGGCTGAAGCATACAAGGCAGCAACAGGCATAGGTCTGAATTATCAATCAATTGGTTCCGGTGGCGGCATCAAACAAATCAAAGCAAAGACAGTTGATTTTGGTGCAAGTGATATGCCATTGAAGCCTGAAGAATTAGACAAAGAAGGTCTAATTCAATTTCCAGCAGTAATTGGCGGTGTAGTGCCAGTATTCAATCTTGATGGTATATCAGCAGGTCAATTAAAATTAACACCAGAAGTTATTGCAAACATTCATCTTGGTAAAATCACAAAATGGAATGATAAATCAATCGTTGATTTGAATCCTGGTGTCAATCTACCATCATTAGCAATCACAGTTGTTCATCGTGCAGACGGTTCAGGTACTACATTTATTTGGACAAACTTTTTAGGTAAAGCAAATGCAGAGTTTGCGAAAACTGTTGGTGAAGGCACAGCAGTAAAATGGCCAGTTGGTGTAGGTGGTAAGGGTAATGAAGGTGTTGCTGTTCAAGTGCAACGTATCAAAGGTGCATTTGGTTATGTTGAATATGCATACGCAAAAAGAAACAAAATTGCACACGCACAATTAAAGAATCGTGATGGTGTTTTTGTACAACCAAGCGATGATTCATTCAAAGCCGCAGCAGCAAATGCAGATTGGAATAACGCACCAGGAATGTATTTGTTACTCACATGGCAAACAGGTAAAGAAGCGTGGCCAGCAACAGGCGCAAGTTTTATTCTCATGCATAAACAACAAGCAGATAGTTTAACAGGTCGTGCAGTTTTGAAATTCTTTGATTGGAGTTGGAAGAATGGCGCCAAGATGAGTGAAGAACTAGAATACGTTCATTTACCACAATCAGTCATCAAATTAAACCAAGACAATTGGAAAAAAGACTTAAAAGGTCCTGACAACAACCCAATTTGGAAATAAGGATAAATTATGAAACTATTTAAAAAATTATCTATCGTAGTTGCACTTGCAGCAGTAATTCCTGCATATGCTGATGAGTATAAAGATACATTGAATATTCTAAGAGAGAAGAATATAATCACTCAAAAAGAATATGAATCAAAACTCAATGCATATGAAGAAAAAGAAGAAAACAAAAAGTTTGCAGAACAAAGAATCGATAAAGATGTTAGTGATTCGGTCAAATATAGACAAGCAAGAGCAAACGACGGTTCAGTCACAGAAAATGGACTTGGACTCAAATCAAAAGATGGTAACAATACGGCGCAGTTTACAGGTCGAATTCACATGGACTATCGACACTACACACCAGATTACGGTGTCGGTCAAACCACGGATTCGTATCAGAACTTAGCAGAAGTTCGTCGTGCAAGATTTGGTGTTCGTGGCCAGTTTGCAAAAGACTTCAAATATCAATTACTAGCAAACTTTGGTGCAAGTGATGGCTTTAGTTCTACATCATCAACAGCAGATGAGATGTGGGTAAACTATGCAGCAAATCCAGAAATGCAATTTCAATTTGGTTTATTCAAGATGCCATTTAGTCTTGAACAAATGACAAGTTCAAACAATCTAGATTTTATGGAACGTAGTTTGATTGGTCAGAATGATACTGAATTTATTCCTGCAAAAGAAACTGGTTTCATGTTACATGGTGTGCCAAAAGCTGGTCTTACATATGCTATAGCAGCAAGTAGAGGCAAATCCAATAAGAGCGCAGAG